ATTATTATAATATATTTATATAAGAAGAAAGGATTTAATTATTATATGAGTGCATTTTTAGTTGGACTAATTACTGTAGTAGCATTTGTATTGCGTGAGATAGTAAGAATTGGATGTATAGCTTTAAGTATAAGTATTGTTATGCAACTTATAAACCTTCCCGACGAGGAAAAATCCGCCCAATGGTCTAGGATATTTTGGATAGAATTTACCATAAGTTCTATTTGTACTCTTGGCATTTTTGCTTGTGCCGGTTTAATGTCACTGCTCGCGGGATAAGGAGTTTGCAATAAATGAGTTTTGATAAAAGTAAGATACATGAGTTGTATCCTGAAGCAGAAAACTTAATGATTGAGCCAATGCTTATTTGGAAGTTGCCTGCGGGAAAGGAATCTATGCTCTCTGAAGTATGTTCTAATGGGGAATATTTCCTTGAGGAGAAAATTGATGGAGCATTTTATCAGTTTGTAAAAACTGAAAACCATTCTTATCTTTTTGGTCGCACAGTAAGTAAACTATCTGGTATCCTTACAGAAAAAAGTGACAATGTACCTCACTTAAAAGAGGCATTGAACTGTCTTCCCGCAGGAACAATTCTCATTGGAGAAATTTATGTTCCCGGTGGTACATCGAAAGATACTGTAAGTATTATGGGATGTTTACCTGCTCTTGCTATCAAGAGACAAGAGAAGGAACCAATCCATTATTATGTGCATGATATTATTGCATATGATACAGTCAATCTTATTGACTCACCTGCGGATTTGCGCTATAAAATTCTTGCGGCAATCTGGAAGAAACATGATCTCAACCAGTATAGTTTCTTAAGACTTGCCACTCGCGTCGATGAAGATATGGAGGCTGAAATCTCTCGTATCTTAAAATCTGGCGGCGAAGGCGCGGTCTTAAAGAAGAAAGATTATCCATATACTCCCGGTAAAAGACCTGCATGGTCTACAATCAAAGTTAAACAGATGGATTCTATTGATTTAATTTGCACTGGATTTTGTGATGCTACAAAGGAGTATACCGGTAAAGAGTTGGCCTCTTGGGAATATTGGGAAGAGACAGAACCCTCATTCTATGATTGCTTTGAGGAAGATCATTGCTTTGGCGGATGGTGTAATCCTCGCTTGGTTGAGGGTAATCTATATGCGAAGTATCTCAATAATCCTCCAGTTAATGGTTTTAGCTGGTTGGATGAAACGGATAGATTTTATACTCCTGTAACTAAACCTTATTTTCTTGGCTGGAAAACCGCAATTAGGATTGGTGCGTACAATGATAAGGGTGAACTTGTTGACTTAGGTACAGTTAGCTCTGGATTAACTGATGATAACAAAAGAGAAATGACTGAGAATCCCGATTTGTGGCTTGGTCATGTTGTAGCTCTTGATTGTATGCAAATTGATAAGAAAGAGCATACTTTGCGACATCCTGTCTTCAAGTGTAAAAGAGACGACAAGGATGCAAAAGATTGCGTAATATCAGAAATTTTTTGTTGACTTAAAAAATATTTTCTGATATAATATATATGTAATTCAGAAAAGCAATAGTAAAAGGACAGATTGTATGACCCGTAAACAGATGAAGCGGTTCGCAGATGAAATCTATAAATGCGAACTTATTCACCAAGATGAAAATTCCTCAAAAGAGGAAAAAGCCCACGCAGAAGACCGAATTATGCAGTTAACTAACTAGATTATGGCTCTTCCCGATGGGATAAATGCTTTACTGGAAATTGATGCTTTAATTGCATCGAGAATTAAATAATACATTTTAGAGGAGATTATTACAATGGCTATGAAGGAAAATACTCGTAAGGTTTTTGATTATCTAAAGGACAATACTGACAAGGATCTAACTGCCGCTGATGTGGCTGAAGCTCTTGGTCTTGAGAAGCGCCAGGTTGATGGTATTTTTACCTCTGCTCTGCAGCGCAAGGACTATGGTGTGCGTGAGCCCGCTGAGGTTGAGCTTGCCGATGGCTCCCATCAGAAAGTTAAGTATCTTCGCTTGACTGACAAGGGCTTGGCTTTCGATCCTGACGCCCAGGAGTAATAAATTAGATCGGTAAGAGGATTATGCCTCTTACCGATTTCTTTTACTTATGATTTATTATATATTATCAGGCTTGGTTATTCTTGCGTTAATAGGATATGTTTTATATCTCCGCAATAATCGGCTTTAGGTAGTATTGATAAATAAAGAAAGACAAGAAGAAAATAAGCGTATTGAACAAGATATTGCATTGAAATAGAGAGAATTAGCAAAAGTAAAAGAAGATATTGTATCACATAATGAAATTGTCAATTCTTTAAACGATACTGCGAATAAATTGCGGGAAAGCGCTGAATAGCGAGCGAAAGAGAGCGCTAAGGCTCAATTTGAAAAGAAAAGTAAAGAGCTTGATGAAACATATCAAGCTAAAGAAAAATATCATTTAGCAGAACTTCAGCAGATAACTAATCAAATTTCACATTAGCAAGATAAACTCCATGAATTAGAAGCTAAATAGTTATCTTATATCTAGGCTCAATAGCGCCAAGAAGCGATTGCCGCAGATTAGGACTATTATCGTCTTGCTATTGATGAATTTAGTTTGAATGATATTACTCTATTGCGTGATTTGCAAATTCACTTTGTGAAAAAGGAAATCATTGATAAAGTAATATGGGAGACCTATTATCGTCCTGCGTATGATATTCTTATGACCCATCTATTTGCCACTAATAAAGGTAAAGTATGCGGTATCTATAAGATTACCGATCTAACAACTGGTTAGGCTTATATTGGTTAGTCTGTTGATATTAAAGAGCGTTTTAGACAGCACATTAAAACCTCTTTAGCATACGGACCTGCGACTAATAAGTTATATTAGGCGATGCAAAAATCTGGTCAATATAATTTTATATTTGAGGTTTTGGAAGAAGTGCCTAGAGATTAGTTAAATGAACGAGAGACTTATTGGATTGAGTTCTATAAGACTAAAGAGCTAGGTATGAATGGAACTCGTGGAGGTTCATAATGTTTAAAGTGATTGCGAGTCGTGGCGCAGGCAAGACAACTAGCTTAATGCGCTATGCAAATGATTTAGCATATAAATATCCTGATAAGATGGTGCTCTTTGTTACTCAACATCCTCAACTGATGGTTAAAAAGTTCTTAGAGTTAACAAAAGAGCGTAGTCTACCGCAGAATTTAGGATTTATTAGCTATGGATATTTTCTAACAAAAGCGAGAGGTATGAAATGTATTGCTGTTATTGATGAACTAGATAGCTGGCTCGATCAATTTAACATTGTAGGATACACAAATACTGTGGGAGACGATAACTGAATGAATAAAGCAGATAATTATATGGTTGAAACAATCAACCTTATTCTTGATAATGGATATAAGGATATTAACCCAAGACCGCATTACGCCGATGGCACTCCCGCGCATACTCTCTCTGTGAATCATAACTTCCGCACTTATGATTTATCCAAAGGAGAATTTCCTATTTGTACCCTGCGACCAATGGCTTGGAAAACTGGTATTAAGGAAATCTTCACTATTTATCAAAAGCCCACAAATGAAATTGCTAAGATGGAAGAAATGGGAGTTAATTGGTGGGGTGACTGGGATATTGGCGATGGCACGATTGGTCAACGTTATGGAGCAACAGTAAGTCGATATGATTTAATCAATAATTTGATTAAGGATATTGAAAATGACCCATATGGTCGCCGCAAGGTGGTTTCTTTATGGCAGGAAGCTGATCTTCGTGAAACTGCGGGATTGGCCCCTTGTGCGTTTCTAACCATCTGGAATGTTCGTGGAGAATATCTTGATATGATGCTGGTTCAACGTAGCGGCGATATGCTTACCGCTTCTGGTCCCGGTGGTATCAATGAAATTCAGTATGCAGCGCTCTTGATGATGATTGCTCGTCATACTGGTTATAAACCTGGAGTATTTAGTCATGTAGTGGCTAATGAACAGATTTATGACCGTCATATGGATGCTGCACATGAAATGATTTCAAGATTTTTCAATAGTATGTTCTTTGGCGATGATGCTTGCAAGAATCCTGTATTGCATCTAAATCCTGAGAAAACTAATTTCTATGACATGACCATTGATGATTTTACGATAGAGAATTACTCTCCCATGAAACCGCAGTTAAAGTTGGAGTTGGGCATATGATTTCTGCTATTGTTGCGGTAGACGAGAATTGGGGGATTGGCTATCAAGGTCAACTATTAGAACATATCCCAGCTGATCTAAAACATTTTAAAGAGCTGACCCAATATAATGTTGTAGTAATGGGGCGTAATACTTGGGAGAGTCTCCCTAAAAAGGATTCTCTACCAAGGCTTCCAGACCGTATCAATATTATTGTTTCTAACTCAATGGTTTCAAATGGGGTGATTTCTATTCTTGGAAATCTAACTGTTGCAATGCCATTAGAGGGAACTCTTGATTACATTAAGGCTTGTGATATGGATATTTTTGTTATTGGTGGAGGACAGATTTACAATGCTCTTCTCCCCTATTGCGATAGAGTTTATGTAACAAAAATCTATGCAAGTCATGATAATATTGATACCTTTTTTCCTAATCTCGATGAATCAAAAGAATGGAATGCTATTGAGGAAGACTCAATGGCCTCATATAACGACATCAAATATCAATTTTGGCGGTATGATAGGGTCAGTTGATTTTTCTTTAATTTTATGTTATTATATATGTATAAAAGGTAAGGAAATGGATTAAATGAATAATAAGTACAAAGCATTTACTGATTACTTCGATTGGCTAGTGCAGAATTGCAAGGAGCCAGTTGTACTTCCCGATGAAGTACAAGATGTCTATAATCTCCTCTTTGCGCAGCAAGGTATGGAGAAACCTATGTTCACAGAAAGTGGACTTTCAATCCTTGAGTATTTACAAACTTGTGATGCTACAAGTGTGAAAGCAAAAGATATTGCGGCTGGAATGGTTATTTCATCTCGCAAGGTATCTGGAGCTATTCGTAAACTCGTATCTGATGGGTTTGTAGATAAATATGGCCAGAATCCTGTCATTTATAGCTTGACGGAAAAGGGCAAAAATTTTGATATTAACGCTTATAAGGAGAATTTGAACAATGAGTAAGAAAATGAAGAATGAATCCCATGTCGAAGGTTATGTTTACGAGCACAAGCTGGAAATGAAGGAGAGCGGTCCTAACTCTAAGAATCCCGGTACTGAGTTTATTAGTGGTACTCTTAGCGTGGCAACTGATGACGAGATGCTCAATGTTGTGCAAGTGCATTTCACTTATGTAACTGCGGTGACCGCTAAGGGCAAGCCTAATAACACCTTTAATGTTCTGCAATCTATCATTGATGGCAAGATTGGTTCTGTAATGGAACACGGCAAAGAGAACGCAGGTAAGGTCCGTATTGATACTGCCATTGGTCTAAATGAGTGGTATGATAAGGATGGTAATCTGGTGTCTGTCCGTCGTAACGAGGGAGGTTTCGTACATCAGGTACAGGAACTGTGCGAGCCTAAGAGTCGTGCAACTTTCAACACTGATATGGTGATTACTAATGTCCGTCGTGTTGAGGCCGATGAAGAGAAGGAAACTCCCGAAAAGGTAATTGTTAAGGGTTGCGTGTTTGACTTCCGCAATGCTCTGCTCCCTGTTGAGTTTAGTGTTTATGAGCCATACGCTCCCGCAAAAGCTCTCGATTATTTCGAAAATCTCGGCGCTTCCTCTAGTTCTCCTGTCTTCACCAGAGTTCAGGGTATTCAGGTATCCAAAACTATTGTACGCAAGACCGAGGAAGAGAGTGCATTTGGTGAAGCTGTTGTAAAGGAAACTCGTACTTCTCAGCGTGACTTTGTGATTAACTGGGCACAGCCTGAGACTTATGAGTGGGATAGCGAAGATACTTTGTTGGCTTCTGAACTGGGTGAGATGATGACCGCTCGTGAGGTTCATCTTGCTGAGATTAAGAAGCGTCAGGACGAGTATCAGGCTTCTCGTGGTAACGCGGCTGCGGCCGGTGCTTCTAAAGCAACTGCGGCTCCTGCAAAGGGCGACTACAACTTCTAATTAAATAAGGGGTAGTTATCTACCCCTTTCATTTCCTCATTATAAATAAAATAATTAAAGGAGAAAGATAATTATGAGTTTGCTTGACCTTAAACCACATGAAGTATCAAGAGATTTAAGAGGATATTCAGTTTTATTCTATGGCACTCCTAAGTCTGGTAAGACTACGATTGCCAGTAAATTTCCCGGCGCGCTTCTTCTCGCTTTTGAGAAAGGTTATAACGCGTTGCCTGGTGTATATGCCCAGCCTATCAATAGCTGGGGCGAATTTAAGAAGCTCTTTACAGAGCTGAAAACTCCAGAAGTACAGGAAAAGTTCCAGACCATTGTTATTGACACCGCAGATATTGCTTATAGCTATTGCGAGAAGTATGTCTGCAATCGTGAAGGTGTTGATACCATCGCGGATCTACCCTATGGTAAGGGTTATTCCATGGTTGGTACCGAATTCGACGAGGCGATCCGCAAGATTCTTCAGTTGAATTATGGTCTGATTTTGATTTCTCACTCTACTGACAAGGTGTTTAAGGACGAAGAAGGTAATGAGTATAACCAAATCGTTCCTACTCTTGATAAGAGAGGTCGTCTGATTTGCGAGAGAACTTGCGACATCATCGGTTATTCTACTTCCGTAAATACTGACGAGGGCGTTCAGACTCGTCTCTTTATGAGAGGCACTCCTCGTTATGTAGCTGGTTCTCGTTTCAAGTATATCCCGAACTCTATTGAGTTTACCTATGATAACTTAGTAAATGCAATTGCGGAAGCTATCGACAAGCAGGCAGAAGAGACTGGTGGTAAGTTTATTTCTAATGAAGCTACTCAGGTAGTTACAGAAGATGTAACTTATGATTTTGATCGACTAAATGCTCGTTTCCAAGAATTGGTTGGCGAATTGATGTCTGCTAATCAGTCTAATGCCGGTAAGATTACCGCTATTGTTGATAAGTATCTTGGTAGGGGAAAGAAAGTCGGAGAATGTACTCCTGAGCAAGCTGAACAAATCGACCTTATTGTTCATGACTTGGAGCTTCTAATTAAGGGCTAAGATTAAAGGAGAGTATTCTTGTATGGATACTCTCCTTTTGATTTTTTATTATAATTATGGTATAATAGTTATAGAAAATGTAAAGAAAGGAGCGTAATGATTATGGCAAAACATATGGTGAAGTGCTTGTACTGCGGCCAGATGTTTGATGCTAATACCGAGCCTTTCGTAAAACCAAACGCAAGACGATATGCTCATGTAGCTTGTGCGAGGACCGAAGAAGAAAATCAAACTCAAGAAGAAAAAGACAAGCGTGAATTAGAAGAATATATCAAGGAATTATTTGGAGTTAGCACTATTCCAGTCAAAATTAGGAAACAAATGGATACCTTTAGAAAAGAAAAAAATTATAGCTATTCTGGAATGAGAAAAACGCTAAAATTTTTCTTTGAAGTTAAGGGTAATCCGATCGAAAAAGCTAACGGTGGTATCGGTATTATTCCTTGGGTATATGATAAAGCATTTGACTATTGGAGAGCTTTATGGGAAGCTCAAGAGCGCAATAAGGGAGTAGAAATTCAGAAGTATAATTTGCCTGTGCGGGAGATTCACATTGTTCCTCCTAAGAGAGAGCCAATGAAGCATACGCGGCAATTATTTACATTCTTAGACGAAGGAGAGGAAGATACATGAATAGTAGTTATGTTGATACTGCTGCTATCACACAGATTATCGGTTGTGTCTTCAATAATGCCGCGATTCTCGATGACACAGACAAGTATATGATCCACGAAGAGGACTTCGTAGAAGATTTCCACAAGATTGTATTCGGTAGTATGTATAATATTCATCTGACAGGTAGTCAGGTTAATATCGACGCTATTATTGACTATCTAGCCAATAGACCTAAATTTGATGCAATCTTTAAGAAGAATAAAGGTGTTGAGTATCTGTTAGAAGCTTCTCAAAATGCTCGACAAGACACTTTTAACTACTACTATGGTAGATTGAAAAAGTTCACTTTGTTAAGAGCTTATGATAGCTATGGAGTGGATGTAAGTGGATTGTATGACGCAGATAATCTTCTTGATACTAAGAAGCGTCAGCAACAAGAGGATTGGTTAGATGCAACTTCACTAATTGATATTGCAAATACGATTGATACCAAGATTGATGAAATCAAGAATAAGTATATTGAAGATGATTTAGGTCTTGGGTATCAAGCGGGTGATGGTATCATGGAGTTAATCGAAGACCTTGAGAAGCATCCAGAGGTCGGTATTCCTCTCTATGGACCGCTTATCAATACGGTAACAAGAGGAGCAAGATTGCGGAAATATTACTTGCGGTCCGCAGCTACTGGTATCGGTAAAACGAGAAGTATGATCGCGGATGCCTGCAATTTTGCGTGTAATCGTATCTACCATGAACAGTTTGGTTGGATTAAGAATGGCGCGTCTCAACCAACACTCTTTATTGCCACAGAGCAAGATAAAGGTGAAGTTCAAACAATGATGTTGGCTTTTCTTTCTTGCGTAAATGAGGAGCATATTCTTAACGGTCAGTATCTTGAGGGAGAACGCGAGCGAGTCGTAGAGGCGGCGAAGATTATTAAAGATAGCCCTATCTGGATTGAGGAATTACCAGATTTCTCTTTGCAAGATGTTGAGAATAAGATTAAGAAGAATATTCGAGAACATGATGTTAAGTATGTCTTATTCGACTATATTCAGACCTCTTTGAAAATCTTGGAGGAAATTACCAAGAAGACAGGCGGTATCCGCTTGAGAGAGGATAATATCTTGTTTATGCTTTCCGCAAGACTGAAAGATTTGGCAAATAAATATGGTATTTTTATCATGTCAGCAACTCAGCTGAATGGTGATTATAAAGATAGCGAAACTCCTGACCAGAACTTACTACGTGGTGCTAAGAGTATTGCCGACCGAGCTGACGTAGGTATGATTTTGCTAGGTGTTTCAGAAGAAGACTTAGCAAAGTTAGAACCAATTCTTGAAGCAAACCCCAATCTTCAAAGACCGAACATTAAACTCTCTGTCTATAAGAACAGACGAGGCTCTTATAAGGGCGTTTTCTTGTGGTGTACCGCGGATTTAGGTACTTGTCGTATTCATCCTCAGTTTTGTACCACTTGGCATCATGAAATGGTTGGTATTGAAGATATTAAGGTTATTGTAGATGATGGACCCAGTGCATGGGATAATAATTAAGGAGAAGATAATATGAAGAACTCTAAGGCTATTGATTATCAGATTACTAAGAAGCAGTTTGATGGTATTCTTTCTACTCGTAAGGATGATGAAGCAAAGAAGAACCCTTATCAGTATGTAATGGGGATTATCAATGAGAGTTATGGTCTGCGTGGTACGGTAACTCATCTCGTTATTATTGAGTAATGTCTCGTTATTATGATAAAGACGAGCTAAAGGAGAAACTAGAACTAGAGTAGATTTATGACTTGGTAGAAGCTTGGGGAGGCGAGCCTGAGTACACAGATGGAGGGCTTATCTCCCAAACCATTTGTCACAATTTACCTGGCGAAGGTTCCCGCAAGCTTTATTATTACACTAATACTCGATTGTTTAGATGCTATACTGGCTGTATTGATCCTACTTTTGATATCTTTGACCTATGTATCAAGGTAATGAAAAATCAAAAGCAACTGAAATGGGAAATGTACGATGCTATGGATTATATAGCATCGTACTTTGGTTTTGATGGTATCGAAAAACAAGAGGAACAATCGGAGTTAAAAGACTGGGACATATTTAAGAAACACAATCTGCGGCTTCCAGAAAAGAAACCTATGGTTCAACTAAAAGAATATGATCCAGTTATTCTTACTCGCTTTGTTTATCCTCGAATTTCTCGTTGGGAGCGAGAAGGAATTAGTGATGAAGTAAGTAAGAAAAATCTTATTGGCTACTATCCTGGCGGCGAGCAAATCACAATTCCGCATTTTGATATTGATAATCGTTTGATTGGTATTAGAGGTCGTTCTTTAGCGGCAGATGAAGCTGAAAGATATGGTAAATATAGACCTCTATTGATTGGTAAGCAATTATACAATCATCCATTAAGTATGAATCTGTATAACTTAAACAATAGCAAAGATAATATCGCTAAAATCCACGCGGCGATTATTTTTGAGAGCGAAAAGTCTTGTTTGATGTATCAATCATACTATGGGCATGAGAATGATATTTCTGTCGCTATTTGCGGAAGTAGCTTATCGAGCTATCAGGTTGATTTGTTGAAACAAGTTGGCGCGAGAGAAATTGTGATTGCTCTTGATAGGCAGTTCCAAGAAATTAGCGATGATGAGTTTAAGCGATTAAAAGCTAAACTTATTCATTTTTATAATAAATATAATAACTCTATAAGAGTAACAGCTATATTCGATAAAGCTATGATTTCACCTTATAAAGCTAGCCCTATTGACCAAGGGCCGCAAGTTTTTGAGAAGTTATTAGCCGAACGAATTATTCCAAAAGGTTAAGGAGGTAAATCATGGATTATTAGCTGATTAAGCCTATTCATGACGGTTACTCCGCTATTGAACAGGTGTTGACAAATAGAGGAATTAAATTTGAAGATATTGACCATTATCTTAATGTATCAGAATCAGATAATTTATCGCCCCTTTTACTCAAAAATATTGAGAGTGCAGCTAAGATGATTTTTAATCAACTTAGTAAAGATAGTTTTCATATTCATGTGCAAGTGGATAGCGACTGCGATGGATACACTTCAGCAGCTTTGTTATTGAATTATATCCATGCTGTATTCCCATCTGCTATATCGCATATTTCATATAGTTTCCACGATGGCAAGATTCATGGTATTAACCCTGAGTTGATTCCACCAGAGACAACATTAGTCATTGCTCCAGATTCAAGCTCTAATGACTATGATATTCACAAAGCTCTTCATGATAAGGGTATTGAAGTTCTTGTATTGGATCACCACTAGGCTGAGAGAATTTCAGAATATGCTTGTATTGTGAATAATCAACTTTGTGATTATCCTACTAAATCGCTTTCCGGTGTTGGTGTAGTTTATAAGCTATGTCAGTTTATTGATTCTCTGCTTCCCGCAGATCAACAGAAAGCGGATCAATTCTTGGATATAGTAGCTATTGGCTTAGTTGGAGATATGATGGATTTAAGAGATTTTGAAACACACTATCTAGTTCAGACTGGATTAAATCAAATTCAAAATCCATTTATCAAAGGTATGGCAGAAAAGAATCATTACCAGTTAGGCGATCACCCTACTCCTATCGGGGTGGCTTTCTATATTGTACCACTTATTAACTCAATTACAAGAGTTGGAACGATGACTGAAAAGACTTTATTATTTGAGTCGATGCTTAACTGGAAAGCCTTTGATTTAGTTCCTTCAACTAAGAGAGGATGCTCTGGTCAGCAAGAGACAAGATTGGAACAAAGTTTGCGGACTTGCACTAATGTCAAGAATCGGCAAACGAGAAATCAGGATGCCGCGGTTGAACAGGTTAAAGCAATCATCGAGGATAATAAACTTCTCGATCATAAGATTTTGTTAATTAAATTAGAACACCCTTCTTTTGATAGAGGTATCACTGGTTTAATTGCTAACAAACTTATGGCAGAATACCAGCGTCCTGTGGCACTGTTAGTGGAAGTAGAAGAAGATGGGAAAATCGCTTGGAGCGGTTCGGCACGTGGATATGAGAAATCTAAACTAAATGATTTCAGAGGCTTTTGTCGAGATAGCGGTTTAGTTTATCTTGCTGAAGGTCATCCTAATGCATTTGGTTTCGGTATCTTAGACGAGAATTTTGATGCCTTTCTCGAATATACCGATAATGCACTCAAGGATATAGAATTTTCACCAAGTTATAAAGTGGATTTTATTCATTCTGTAAACAACTTTAATCCTAAAGAAATTCTTGAACTAGGTAACATGAAAAATCTTTGGGGTCAAAATGTTGATGAACCACTTATCGCGGTGGAAAATGTTGCAGTAACAAAAGACATGATTACACTCATGGCAAGAGATAGGAACCCCACGTTGAAGATCCAATTACCCAACGGAGTTACTTGCATCAAGTTTAAATCAAGCGAAGAGGAGCTGGATAGTTTGTTCAGCGAAAACGGTTGCGTGACTATTAATCTTGTGGGTAAGGCCGAAGTAAATAAATACTTCAATACTGTAACACCACAACTTATTATTTAGAATTATGAGATTATAAATCGTCAGGAATATTATTTTTAATGATTGCGCGACCTCTTACTAAAGGAGGAACAATCAAATGAGTCGTTTTATTAAAGTTATCACAAGTTTAATCATTATATTGTCTTTATGCGGATGTAGCTATGGCCTAGCGGTCACTACTCAAGCCTATTCCGTGCCGTATAACGAAACTGTTAGTTATACTCTTGATGATATGGATACATTGGTTGAGCTTATTGCGGAACAAATCTCGAATATGAACGCCGCACATCAAATGGCTGAAGCTGCTAGATAGCTAGGCTATAGTGAAGACCATGACGTCATTGTATTAGCAAAACAAGAACACGCTGATGCAAATGCTTTGAGAATGAAATATCAAAGCATATATGATCAACTCATGGAACATTGGCATCAAAAGGAAGAAGAGTACCCAACAGCTACTTATATATGGACCTACTTCAAAGATCTGGGCTACAGTAACCAAGTTTGCGCTGGCATTCTTGGTAATATAATGGCTGAAACTGGAGGTAACACATTAGACATTCAAGCCACGATTTCTGGTAACGGATATTATGGTATATGTCAATGGAATAAAGCCTACTCAAATGTATGGGGAGCCTCGTTAGAAGAGCAATGCGACTATCTGCGAGATACTATTGAGTACGAGTTCGATACATTCGGTTATGTTTATAAGAGACATTTTGATTACAATAGTTTCTTGAATTTAACCGACATTAAGAGCGCTGCTCTAGCATTTGCTAAATGCTATGAGAGATGCGGTTCTGGGAGCTATTATACGCGACAGCAAAATGCTATTGCTGCATATAATTACTTCATAAGTTAAAATAAAGAATCGACGAACTGGCCGGAACCTAGACGGCCGTTCGCCGAAACTAAAATAGGGTTTACTATTTTTGGAAAGGAAAAGTGGTATGAATATTTTATATGTAGATATGACTAGTATGAATGTTTCAGAAGTAGCTTCGCTGCATGAACAACTCTCCTATAAGCTAAATGGAGATTTAATTACACTACCGATGAATACTAGACTGCTCTATGACGTGAGATTGGAAGATTTGTATGATTTAAAAGCTAAAGTAGATGCAGCGATTAAGGAGAAGGAAAATGGAACTAACACGTAAACAAGAGGAAGGATTGAGAATCGCAGTAGAGCGATATCACCAAAATGAACCCTATACCGTGATTGCTGGATACGCTGGTACTGGTAAATCAACACTTATTAAATTCATTATTTCTGCTCTAGATATCAACCCTGAACGAGTGGCCTATATTGCTTATACTGGCAAAGCCGCACAGGTGCTAAGAAATAAAGGTTGTCCAACTGCGATGACTGCGCACCGACTGCTCTATAAATCCTTACAGCGAGCTGATGGCACCTTCATTCATATTCCAAGAGAGTCACTCAACTCTGATTGCGACATTGTCGTGGTAGATGAGGTATCTATGCTGCCAAAACAGATGTGGGAGCTATTACTATCGCATAATGTTTATGTAATTGCTTGCGGCGACCCAGGTCAGTTACCTCCTATTGGCGAGGAGAATGGTATCCTCGATCATCCGCATATCTTCCTTGACGAAATTATGCGGCAGGCCGCAGAAAGCGAAATTATCCGCCTGTCCGCAGATATTCGAGCTGGTAAGATCATCAAACCTTACAAGGGTTCTGAAATCAACGTAGTTCGACAGAGAGACCTTTGTGATGGTATGTTCACATGGGCGGATCAAATCCTCTGTGGCAAGAATATCACTCGTCATACTATGAATACTTATTATCGTAATATGCGATATGGCGAAAATATTCCTGCTCCTATTGTTGGAGATAAGGTTATTTGTCTTAAGAATAACTGGGATAAGATTACTGCCACAGGTGATGCTCTTGTTAATGGAACCATCGGCACAATCGAAGAGATTGCTACTTACCCTAATCCATGGCTTAATCCCATGTGCATCATTGATTTCGCACCAGAGACCATTGATGAAACCGATCCTCGTGATCAGGTATTCCATGAACTCTTGATGGACTATAAGTTTATCACCACAAAAGAAGCAACTGTAAACAAGGAAAACTTCCGAATGTTTCCTAAGCAGTTGCGACCAGAGCAATTTGATTATGGTTACTGCATTACCGTTCATAAGAGTCAAGGTAGTGAGTATGATAAAGTATTAGTGCTTGAAGAGGTGCTTAAAAGAGCAGACCATGCAAGATGGCTATACACGGCTGTAACAAGGGCTTCGCAGAAATTAACCTTGGTACTAAAAGATTGATAACTTGCTTTTTGTATTTAATTATGCTATAATGTTTATATAAAAGGTAAAGGAGACAGTTTATGAGTTATTTCAACAATCATGCTCATACAGAATACAGCAATCTCCGTCTTCTCGACTGTATAAATCACCCGGAAGAGTTGATTGACAAAGCTATCGAGCTTGGATTGACAGGAATCGCAATCACAGACCACGAGTCGTTGAGTGCCCATATGAGAGTCAACAAGTATGCAAAAAAGCTTCAGGAAACTCATCCTGAGTTTACCGTGGCATTGGGCAACGAAATTTATCTGACCGATACGCGAGAAATGGGCCAGAAGTATTATCACTTTATTCTTCTCGCAAAGAATGAACATGGCTATAGAGGTCTGAAAGAATTATCCTCTATTGCATGGACGAACGGTTATTATGACCGTCGAATGGAAAGAGTGCCTCTCCTCAAATCTGAACTCAAAGAGGTTATGCAGAGATTTAAGGGAGATATTATTGGCACAACCGCTTGTATCGGTGGAGAATTGGGACAATCCATTCTAAATCTTGATGCTTGCGAAAAAGCTAACGATGAAAATAATGCGCATCGTTACCATGAGCAGATTATCGACTTTATGGAGTTCGGTATTGATGTCTTTGGTAAAGATGATTTTTATATAGAGTGTGCGCCAGCAGACAATCAAGAGCAGATTATTGCGAACAAGAGAATGCTTAGCATCGCTAAAGCATTTGATGTAAAGATGTGTGTTGGCACAGATGCTCACTATCTCACTAAGGAAGATAGATATGTGCATAAATCATATCTTAATTCCAAAGGTGGAGAAAGAGAAGTTGATTCATTTTATGAGTTTACTTATCTTATGTCTGAGCAAGAGGCAACAGATTTACTTTTGTCTAGCTACGACTTAAATACAATTTATTGGATCTACGACAATTCCAATGAAATCAAGGATAAGATTGAATTTTACTCTCTTGAGAAGCATCAGTCTATTCCAGAAGTAGAAGTAACTCATTATGATAAGTATGATTGGTCACGAGTTCCAGAAGATATGATGGATACTTTCCGTGACGACTATAAGGTACTCACTTCTTTGATTGAATCCGATAATGAGCAAGAGAAATATTGGATTCAAGAGTGTATCATTGCGATGCAAGAGAAAGGTCTTATCCACAAGAAAGAGTATTGGGAAAGACTTGAAGAAGAAGCAAGAGTAAAGAGAGTTATCGGTGAAAAGTTGCAGACTTGTATGTTTGCATATCCTAATACATTGAAACACTATGTAGATTTGTTCTGGGATTGCGGCAGTACAGTTGGCGCAGGTCGTGGTTCTGCGTGTGCAGCTTTGAATCATTATCTCCTTGGTATTACTCAGCTTGACCCTATCGAATGGGATTTACCATTCTGGCGTTATATTAACGATGAACGTGTTGAGTTAGGTGATATCGATCTTGACTTAGCACCGTCTAAAATTCAGAAGATTTTCGCCGAAATCCGCAAGGAAAGAGGAGAACTTGGTCTTATTCAGGTTTGCACTTTCGGCACAGAAGGTACAAAATCTGCAATCTTGACTGCGTGTAGAGGTTATCGTTCTGAGGAGTATCCAGATGGTATTGATGTTGATGAAGCACAATATTTGAGTTCTTTGATTCCTCAAGAGCGTGGTTTCTTGTGGCCTATTGAAGATGTTGTCAATGGCAATCAAGAGAAAGGCAGAAAGCCTGTTAAAGCATTTGTAACTGCGGTTTCGCAGTATGATGGACTCTTAGACATCATTGTTCGTATTCAAGGTATGGTGAATAAGAGAAGTAGTCACGCATCTGGTGTTATTCTCTTTGATGAAAATATCTATGATTCTGCCGCAGTCATGCGTACCCCAAAGGGCGCATTGATTACCCAGTGGGATCTACATGACCAGGAAGCCGCAGGCTCTGTGAAATATGACTTCCTGTTAACAAGCGTACAGGATATTATCATTCAGACTATTGAGCTTCTTCAAGCTGATGGAGTTATTGAGAAAGACTTAACTCTTAGAGAGGTTTATAATAAATATCTACATCCATCTGTTCTTCCGCAGGATGATGAAGCTATGTGGACTGCTCTGGCAAATGGTGATGTAATTGGTTGCTTCCAGTTCGATAGTGCAGTTGGTGCACAAGCGGCCAAGAAAATCCGTCCGCATAATCCTCTCGAAATGGCGGACGCAAATGGTCTAATGCGTCTTATGGCTTCTGAGCCGGGCGCAGAAACTCCGATGGAAAAGTATGTCAGATATAAGAATAATATTTCTTTGTGGTATCAAGAGATGGATAATAATGGTCTGACGAAACAAGAGCAAAAGACTTTGGAGCCTTACTTCTTATCATCTTATGGTGTACCTCCTTCTCAGGAGCAGTTAATGAAGATGCTGCGGGACCCCGATATTTGCAACTTTAGTCTGGCTGAAGCAAACGCCGCAAGAAAGATTGTTGGTAAGAAGCAGATGAATAAGATTCCAGAACTTCACCAAAAGGTTTTGGATACTGCAAAGTCAGAGACATTGGGTAAATATGTCTGGAAGTTTGGCCTCGGCCCGCAGATGGGTTATTCATTCTCTGTAATCCATGCTCTTGCTTATAGCTTTGTTGGTATGCAAACTCTTTATCTCGCCACTCATTTCAATCCCGTGTATTGGAATACTGCGTACCTAATCGTTAATAGCGGGGCTATTGATGAAGATGAAGGCGAGCAATCTGACTATACAAAGTTAGCAAAGGCTATTGGTGAAATTCGTAACAAGGGTATTAAGGTATCTCTTGTTGATATTAACCATTCTGCACTTGGATTTAAGCCCGACGCAGAGAACAATCAAATCTTGTTTGGTCTAAAGGGTTTAACTAATGTCAACAATGATTTGATTAAAGAGATTATTGCAAATCGTCCATATGTATCTATGGTTGATTTTTATTATAGAGTAACGCCTAATAAGCAAGCTATGATTGCTCTTATTAAGGGCGGTGCTTTTGATCAGTTCTGCGATCGTAAAGAAGCTATGGTACAATATTTGTGGATGACCTGCGACAGAAAAAAGCGTTTAACTCTACAGAATATGCCGGGTCTTATTCGCTATGGTCTTCTGCCTGAAAATACAGAAGAACAAGTTCTTGCACGTCGGATCTATGAGTTCAATCGGTATCTAAAAGCAGAATGTAAGTACGATGGGACTTATTATAAGTTGGATGAACGAGCGGTTGACTTCATCTATGAACTTAGTACGCAAGTCGGTGGCATCGAGGAGAATATCGTGAATGAGAATGATATGTTCTTATTCAATGTTAAAGATTGGGATAACTTCTATCAGAAGGAAATGGATATATTTAGAGATTGGATTAAAGAGAATAAAGATAGTATTCTTGATGAACTGAATACTCGAATCTTCATGCAAGATTGGGAAAAATATGCTAAAGGAAATATCTCCTCTTGGGAAATGGAAGTCCTGTGCTTTTATTACCATGACCATGAATTGAGCGATGTAAATACTCAGAAGTATGGTTTAGTAGACTTCTTCTCTCTACCTGAAGAGCCAATTATTGAAAAGACTTTCAAGAAAGGCGCATCTATTATTCCAATCTATAAGCTCAATAGAATTTGCGGAACTTGTATTGCAAAAAATAAGACTAAGAGCGTTGTATATCTACTCACAACAACAGGTGTAGTATCTGTTAAGTTCAGACAGGAGTATTTCGCTTTGTTCGATAAGCAGACCTTCCGCAAGAATAGTGATGGAACTAAAACCGTCATTGAGAAGTCTTGGTTCAACCGTGGCAATATGATTATGGTGCAAGGTATCCGCAGAGGCGATGAATTTGTAACTAAGAAGTATGCAAGTTCTAATGGTCACCAGTTATATCATATTGATGAAGTGACTGCTGATGGTTCTCTTGTTTTAAGAAGTGAGAGAGCAACTGGGGAGGAAGAAGAAGATGAATAAAGTCAAAGTCATCGCTTTGTTTGGTAAAGCTGGGAGCGGGAAGGATACAATCCTTCGCGCTCTCGTTAAAGTAGATCCTGATAAATTTAATGAGATTGTGAGCTGTACTACTCGTCCTCCTCGCGAAGGAGAACAAGAGGGAGTAAACTATCACTTCTTGACAATTGATCAATTCACAGAGAAAGTCCTTAATGGCGATATGCTAGAAGCAACTGAATTTAATGATTGGCATTATGGAACTGCTTTATCTAGTTTATTAAAAGATAAAATCAATGTGGGCGTCTTTAACCCTCAAGGTATTAGATGTCTTATGGAAGATAAACTCGTAGACTTAACTGCCTATTATGTGCAGACTAGCGATAAAGAACGTCTAATCAGGCAGTTGAATAGAGAAGAGAATCCTGATATTAAGGAGATTATTAGACGATTCTCGACAGATGAACAAGATTTTGAAGATTTAGAGGATATTGATTATCAAGTAATTAAAAATCAAGATGCAGGCGATTTACTTCGTGCTGTCGATCTTATAACTGGGCAATTTTGTTAAATTTGCTTATCAAAAACACCAGATATAGTATCCGTTCATAAAAATAATACAAGGGAGTGTTTTGATTGCTACAAGTGAAAAAGAGAAATGGTATCCTTGTACCATTTGATAAGCAAAGAATCGTTAATGCCATCAATAAGGCTTTTATCGAAGTTGATGGTACTTTATATGAAGAAGATACAGCAAATGATATTGCTGATGAAATTAAGTATAGTGTAAAAACCGCAGATAAAATTATCTCTGTTGAGGAAATTCAAGACATGGTTGAAGACTTCCTCATGCGGTCTGAGCGCAAGGACGTGGCTAAAACCTACATTCGTTATCGCTATAAGCGAGAAGTTGCGCGCTCCGGTAGAGACGATTTTATTAAGGCTTTCTCTGAGAAGATTAACGGTACAGCCATTGAGAATTAGAACGCTAATGTCGATGAAATGTCATTCGGCGGTCGAGTTGGCGCAGGTTCTGACTTGCAAATGAAGAGATACGCTCTAGATTACTGCGTCTCTGATATGGCTCGCCGCAATCACGAGAACAATGAAATTTATATCCATGATCTATCTGCATATGCAGTTGGTATGCACAACTGTCTTTCTATTCCTTTTGATGATCTACTTGCAAAAGGCTTCAATACTAGACAGACTGACGTGCGGCCCGCAGGTTCTGTGAATACTGCTTTCCAATTAGTTGCTGTTATTTTCCAGCTTCAATCCTTACAGCAGTTTGGTGGAGTAAGTGCTACTCATCTTGACTGGACTATGGTTCCTTATGTAAGAAAAAGTTTTAGAAAACACTATATTGAAGGTTTAAAGTATATTGAGAATATCTCCGATAAAGAGCTTTTTGACCATATCCCAGATACTGCTGGAATTGAAGATAATGAATATATGATTTATGATAAAGCATATCAATATGCTCTTGATATGACTGTTAAAGAAGTACATCAAGCTGTAGAAGGTATGTATCATAATCTTAATACTCTCCAGTCTCGCTCTGGTAATCAATTACCTTTTACTTCTATCAACTATGGTACTTGTACGTTGCCAGAAGGTAGAATGGTCACGAAAGCATTGCTTGATGTTTCTATTGAGGGACTTGGTAGATTACATAAGACTTCTATCTTCCCATGTGGTATCTTCCAGTGCATGAAAGGCGTCAATCAAAAGCCCGGTGATCCAAACTATGATCTGTTTAGACTGGCTCTAAGATCTACTGCAACTAGACTTTATCCCAACTATGCTAATGTTGATTGGTCTGGTAATGCGGGATATGACATCAATGACCCCAAGACCTATTTCTCTACTATGGGCTGCCGCACCGCAAATGGCTGGGATATCAACGGTATGGGTCAAACAAAAGATGGTCGTGGTAATATTTGCCCCGTAACTATTATCATGCCTACTTTAGCTATGGAGTGTAAGATTAACTTTGATGCAGATGTAAAAGGCCATTATTCTTTTAATGATAGACAAATTTTAATTGACAGATTCCTTTATAAACTTGACCAGAAGATCCATGAAGCAAAAGATATGCTGATTGAACGCTTTGATTATATCTGCTCTCAACCCGCGGCATCCGCTAAATTCATGTATGAGAACGGCTTAATGGCAGGATATGATGGTAAGACTACTCGTAGTGCTCTTAGACATGGTACTCTTGCTGTTGGTCAGATCGGTCTAGCTGAGACTCTGCAAATCCTTATCGGTCAAGACCATACTACTCCAGAAGGTATGGAACTAGCGAAACGAATTGAACAGCTCTTCAAGGATAGATGTGCAGAGTTTAAAGAACAGTATAAGTTAAACTTTGGTGTATATTATACACCTGCTGAGAATCTTTGCTATACCGCTATGACAAAATTCAAAGAGAAGTATGGAGAGATTCCTAATGTGAGTGACAGAGATTACTTTACTAACTCTATTCATGTTCCAGTCTGGAAAGAAATGTCTCCGTTCGATAAGATTGATATTGAAAGCCAGTTAACTGGGTATTCTTCTGCTGGTTGCATCACTTATGTCGAACTTGATAGCGGTGTCAAAAATAACATTGATGCTTTGGAAACTCTAGTGCATTATGCTATGGAACATGACATTCCTTACTTTGCTATCAATGTTCCTAATGATACTTGTCTTGAATGTGGTTTCATGGACGAATTTAATGATCACTGCCCTGTTTGTGGAAGCCATCATATCCAGCAGCTTAGACGAGTGACTGGTTATCTAACTGGTAACTATACGACTGCATTTAATGCAGGTAAAATTGCAGAAACAAATGATAGAGTAAAACACGCTGGTCGATTGGAGGAATGACCTATTCGTTACGCAGGAATTATTTATAATGACTTTTCTTCAGCGCCGGGTGTGTGCCTATCATTCTTTACTCAGGGGTGCCCCTTCCATTGTGAGGGGTGCCACAACCCTGAGACTTGGGATTTTGATGGCGGAAGAGAGTTTACACAAGATACTTTGCAATCAATCATTACTGGATTGCAAGCTAATGGGATACATAGAAATCTATGTGTCATGGGTGGAGAACCTTTATGCCAGAATAACTCATTCCTTACTCGCTTGATTGTAACAACAGTAAAGAAAGAGCTACCGGATACTAAAATCTACATTTGGACAGGTAATAAATATGAAGAACTTCTTCATTCTTCTGATACCAATATGCGGGAAATCCTTAAGACTGCGGATGTCTTGATTGATGGCCCTTATATTCAAGCTGAACGAGATATTACCTTGCCTATGCGCGGTAGCCGCAATCAGCGCATTATTAACTTACGCGAGGTTTACCATGAAAAAGCGTGAATTGATTAAAAAGGGAATTACTCTTATGAATGATAAGATTTAGGCTGGAGTAGAATCTAGTCTAAATCGAATTGTTCAACAAGTTATTGCATATAGCAATGCTTTAGAAGAATCAAAGACTCTATTAGATAAAACTCAACAATTATTCTACGATTCTCTCACTTAGACTTATAGCATTACTTCAAATGAATTAAAATAGATTTATTCTAGAACGAAAGATTTTGAAGTTAGCGATATATTATCTCTCACCTACAATAAAGACAATAAAACTTTAAATGAAAGAATCGCTGACCACTGGTATAAAGCAGCATCATATGCAGATAAACAAGCAATGCGGGTATATTTAATTGACAAATATGATAGGTTGCTAAGAAATGAAACCTAGATTATTAAAAATACAGTCATGCAAAATAAAGTTGGCAAATTAAGTCAACTTGTTATAATCGAGAATAGTGGCGGAGACTGTGATGGTGGGTGCGCATAGTACGCAGGTGAATGGCCAGTAGATGAAGCAATCCTTCCGCCTTACCACCCTAATTGTTGTTGTCAAGCATATTATGATGATACGGACAATGAAGATGATATAAAGGACTTAGAACTAGAAAATGATGATATTGATTAATGCTATTTTTGGTGGCATGATGATTGCCATAGCTAGTTATATTTATCTTCAAGTCGACGGAATAGTAGGAGCCTTTCTCTTTTCTATAGGACTTCTAACCATTCTTAATATGAACTTTAAACTATATACTGGCGCAATAGGATTTATGCACCTGAATCCCGCAGATATGCAAAATATTACTACAATTCTTGCTGGTAATTTAATCGGAGTATGCTTACTCTTGTTCTTCCCGCACTCCGCGGCTATTCCTTTGGTCGCTACAAAACTAGCTCTTCCACTTGGATTAGTAATGATAAAAGCAATAGTATGTGGTATGTTTATGTATACTGCTGTCTCTTGCTTCCGCAATTCTGCTCCATATATGGTTCCATTATGTGTTGCAGGTTTTATCCTCTTTGGCGGTGAACACTGTATTGCAGACCTATGTTATTTTATAGCTTCTGGTTCTTTCTGTTATGAAATGTTTCCTTTCTTTATAGTGGCACTTATTGGCAACTCTTTAGGAGCCATTCTAATTGACAGAACTAAAGTTTTATGATATTATAATAAAAGAAAAGGAGAATTGCTATGACATTATATGAAATGAACTAGATTGCTTATAACAAGCTTCCTAAGATGCCGAAAGCTGAAATCCGCAGGGCAACTGAAAAGCTTGAACAGTTTCTAACTAAGCATGACTCTAAATACTACATGATGTTAAATGTAGATGGTAGATACTACACTGTATATACCTATAATCAAGAGCATGATGTGAAGAAGATGGCTTTTGAAATGATTGATGTTGCTAAAACATTGGGCGTTTTAAAAGGCATCGAAGTGCAAAATGACATGGTCGAATTCTGGATTCAGCAAGATAAAACTTGCTCTATGTATGCCATGTTTGACTATACACAAGGGGTGATTGAAGTATGAACGATGTATTAGTAGTTCATTACGATCCATTTTCCGCGGAATCCCGTGTTTATATCTGCCGAGATGATTCTCAGTAGTAGACAGTAATCGACTCCAATATCTCTGAATTTGCGAAGAATATTGGTTTACTTGCGGATGCAACTAATATCTTTTCTGTAAAGATTGATGCTCCATCCCATGTAGTAGAAGAAATTAGACAACAGTTAATTACAAGTAATTACACAAAGCAAAAAATTGAAGTGGAAGGTATTTAATGATGTATACTTTGAAAACAACGAATGTGTATCGCGTACCCACTGTCGAAGATGCTCTTCGTCTGCGGAAGTGGCTTGACAAGAACTGTATTGGCGAGCTAACTTCCTTTAAGTACGCTACTAAATATATTAAGGCAAAGGGCGAAATTATTGAAGAGTATCAGCTTGTGACTGCTACTATTACTATCGACAATGAGAAAGACCCTGAAGGGGTTATGCCTATCAATATGGAGGATACAGATAATGGTTAAATTTGAGAAAGTTTCTCGCTTCGCGGATGTTGATCTACCTCTGCCGACTCGTGCAACTGCCAATTCCGCAGGTTATGATTTTGTAGTCGCAGAGGACATTGTAATTCCTCCCTATGATTTTCTAAGAACCAAGATTCAGGATGACTTATTTGAGAAAGAACGCCATGAAGACTTCTATGGTTTCATTGATCCCCTTTCTCTTGATGAAATGGCAGCTCTTACTAAGGAGCTTAAAGCCAAGATTCCTCTGGTATCTACTGGTATGAAGTGTCATCTTGAGCCTGGTCAGTATCTCGAACTGAGCGCCCGCAGTTCTACCCCTCTTAAGCATTGGTTGATTATTGGTAATAGTATCGGTATCATTGACGCAGATTATTGCGATAACCCTGATAATGAGGGTGAAATCTTCTTCCAGATTATCAATCTTTCTCCTTTTGCTATTCAGCTTAAGCGTGGAGATAAGATCGGGCAAGGAATTATTCATACTTATGGAGTAACCGATGATGATGCTGCGACAGGCGAGCGCATAGGCGGATTCGGTTCTACAAGTAAGTAATGAGTCGCTTGTTAGCCCTTGACCAAGCCTCAAAGGTTACGGGATGGGCTATCTTTGAAGATGGTGAATTAAAGTTCTACGGTAAGATTTCTTTAGATGATCCAAATACTGATATTAGACTAGTTTAGTTGCGATAGGGCATTTAGACTTTAGTTGCAGATTATAATATCGACGAAGTAATCTTTGAAGATATTTAGCAATAGAACAATGTGGCTAATAATGTTTAGACCTTTAAGGTCTTGGCAGAGGTTTATGGAGTTGTATCAGAGTTACTACAAGAAATCCAGATTCCTCATTCAACAGTTCTCGCCGCATCTTGGAAATCTACTTTAGGCATTAAGGGTCGAACAAGAGCAGAATAGAAAAAGAATGCTCAACTATATGTAGAATAGAATTATGGTATCCATGTTATCTAGGATATCGCGGATGCTGTATGTATTGGAACTCATCATATCAAGAAGAATAAATGCGCTTGGTAAGGATGCGGTCTAAATAAAATAATCCTCCTTTCTTAACTCTTAAATTTTTTGAGAGGTTTAAGGAAGGAGGATTTTATGTTTACTTTTATTGCTGAACATTTAGTTGAAATTTTTTTCGGCTTAGTATCAGCGGGAGCCTTAGCTTTTTGTAAATACTTACATAGCTAGTTAAAGAATTACAAAAAATTACTTGAAGAGAATAAAGACACTGAGCTAGAAAAAACTATAGATTCTCGTATTGAACCGATTCAGAAAGAGATCGAAGAACTCCGAAAATATATCATGGAAACTAAAGATATTGAGAAAAGTCATATGCAGCTAATTATTTCGTCTTATAAATTCCGTTTGGTTTAGCTTTGTAAAGCTTATATTAAATAGGGTTATATGACACAAGAACAATATGACCAATTAAGTGAGTTTTATCGAATATATTCTGGATTAGGCGGAAATGGTCAAGCTAAAGAATATTACGAATTAGCATTGGAACTACCAATTAAACCCGAATAACAAAATAAAGGGGACTTGTCTTTAACTTGACAAGTCCCCTTTATTTGCTTTTAATCGTTGAAATATATCATTGGTTTTAGAAATTATTTCCTGTCCATAGGTAGCTATTAGATCCGCTAATAGCTCCTCTTGTTCAACGGTTAAATCAGTTTCATAGCTGAACATAGCAGCATGAGTTATTTCGTGACATAACACTCTCTTCATTAAAGAAGAATTAAGATTCTCATTGATATAGATACATTTAGTATCATTATCACAAACACCAGAAGCTAATGACCCATCGCTCCTAGCAAGAGTAGAGGAAGTTGGAGGTACTAGCAATATCCTCCAACTTACCCCGTTAATATTAAGCATTGAGGTTTAACTGTGCGATCTTATTAGTCAGGCTAGTCATTTTCTTCTCTAGAACTTGACGTTCTTCTGGAGAAGCTCCATCAATCATTTCTACGATGTCTTCAGAGAGTTCCTGCATATACTTCTCTAATTCCTTAACCTTTTCTGTCTTATCTTTATGGAGTTGTTTAGATTCCATATACATACGACGAGTTACTGGACTGCGGCCTTCGCGAGAATCGCGAATATCAATCTCGCGTCCGCGTTCAGGATAATAAGGATAGCTCTCCCAGTCTTCATCGCGATCGCGCTTTTTCCATGGATAATGGCCGTCTGGACCTTCATAATACATTCTTCCATATACTCTATCCATATCTCTATGGTGATGGCTCTTTTCTTTAGGTTCGTCCTCTTCAGCCTCTTCCATTGCCTTGACAATAGAGCAGTAATACTTAGCCTGCTCAAGGTCTTTAATCATATCAATAGCCTGACCTAATTCCTCAGTATCTACCGTATCAAGATGACTTAACTGTACCTGAACACAGCCCATCAAGACTTCTTCCATATGCTTTAGTCGTTCCATAAATTAAGCCACCCTTTCAACAATTAGATTAGCGTTTTGAACGCTTACTGGAATAGTAGAAATATTTCTTACGCTTACTTTTCCACAGCATCCACGTGGGATATCAATAAAAATAGCGCCAAAAATATTGCCATAAGTGCTAACCGCGGTTGGCGTATAAATCATGGTAGTGGTATTGATAGGTTCACCATCAATAGCAATAGCTAATGAAATTGGTCCAGCAGTACCATCTGCGGGAACCGCAATATTACCTCCAAATGTCACGCGAAAACGCGCACGACACTGGCAATTAGTCAAACCTCTTAAAGTTACTTGACCGCTACCGCTACGATGAACGGTAGAAGAGTTGCCTGCGATAGCAACATTTGTGAATAAAACATCTTGATTAGCCGCGACTGTTTGCACAGCATTAGCGGTAATTTCCATAATACAAATCCTCCTTGTTTTTAATATAAGGGGAGATTACTCTCCCCTTATAGGTTAATTTAGGCAGTTAAGCCGCAACCATAAGCTGCGGTCCCGCAGTTGCAGTATGGGTTTGCAACCACATAAGCGGGAACGGGTGCCTTAGTGCCAAGCTGGCTGACCAGATAATTGTTCTGAGCCTGCTGAGATGCAGCAAGGCGGAGAGCCTGGTTCTCACTCTGGAGATCAGAGATTTTCTCCTGGCAGAGATAATCAAGGATAGCACGAGTGCCAGCGTTCTGGCTGTCGATAATATCACGGGTGTGATTTGCCATAGAGGTCTGGATAGCGCAAGTGTTGGTTGCCATATTATAGTTAATATCAGCAAAACCACGTTCCATAGCGCGACCATTCTCGCAGCAGCAATCAGAAATCTCACGAGCAATACTATTCTGACCAATAGTATTATCATAACGAGCCTGATTGATAGCATTTTCAACCTGGCATACACCCTGTTGTGCGGCAAAGCGGTTAGCAACAATGTCAGAAGTTAAACCGTTAGCAAGCTGAGCGGTTTGATAGCCGAGAGAGCAAACTGCATTATTAACACCAGCAAAGCCATTCAACATTCCAGTATTCATAGCATAGAGCCCGTCACAGAGACCCTGTTGTACGCCACGAACACTATTCTGAAGACCATTCATGTCGAAACCATAAGCGATTTCCTCACGAGTTGTAGTTCCCTGGAACGCAGGAGATCCAGCGCCTTGGCCGCCCATGCCGCGACCGAAACCATTACCCCACATACCACCGTTGAAACAGAAGAGGAAGAGGATAATAATCCACCACGCACCGTTGTCCCACATACCATCATTGCGGTTGTTACCACCAGTAGCAGCCGCAATATCAGCTAGACTATAGCCATTAGAATTATTGAACATAAAAATGTTCCTCCTTTAATAAGATGATTAAAGGCCAAGCATCTCTTTAAAGGCGGCAAATTCTTTGTCGAAATCTATTCCCTATTGTTTAGCTAAGTTACGAGCAATTTGCTCAATATCTGCGGATCGACCATTCTTGGCTAGATTTAAGAGGTTTTGACCCATTGGGGTCTCGCCCATCTAGCTTTCTAGCAGATTCATAGCGAGTTGCTAAGGATTCTGTCCACTCCTAAGCATTTGGATAAGTTGCATTGGGTTCATAATTCATGTCTCCTTAAAACTTAAATTTCTCAGTCTACTGCGGCTGCGCCGGAGCGGGCTGAGATTCTGGCTCCTTTCCTAACATAGCTTGTTTTAGTTGCGCTAATGTAGTCTCAAACTCTTCTCTAGTAACATACTGAGGAGAGCTGACGACTGGCTCATTTTTTAGCTCATAAACATTAAGACTAGCTGTGCCATCCATGTTTATTTGCTTAGTATAAATGCGTCTATTCGCTAAGTCGGGAAAATAAAATACAGAGCCATCGAAATCAATGCTAATGGCGCGGGCCTCTTCAATAGAAGATACAGGCCGGCCTTTAATACCCATTTGCGGCTAGGTCTGATCCACATATTGAATACCTGGTCTTGGATACATAGGTTGCTGTGGATAGTATGGATAATTAGTTGCCAAAACTTTTTACCTCCTAAAAAATATTTCCTTTGACCTTTCATTAGTATATGAAAATCGTCTATGGACGATTTTACATTTTTGCCAAAAATTTTGCCAATTTTTTTGAAAAAAAAATATAGGGAGCCTAATAGGCTCCCTTTTTCTTGTTATTTACGCTTATTAACCTCAGACTCAATTAACTGAGTGAGATAAGTATTCAAGTCACCCGTAGCCTCGGTAATATATTCCTTGGCATCGTCACTTAGAATAGTCATAATAGCGTTCATTGTGCGGTTAAATGCTTCCTTCTGAGCTGCTTCATCGAAGCTTCCAGATTTCTTCAAGCTATCTACATAGGTTTGATTGGTTGCAATAACGCAATCAACAACAGTCTGATAAATCATATTAGTATACTTCTGAGCAGTCTCATTATCGGTCTTAGAGTTAATCTCATCGCGCTTAGCAGTCAAGTAGTCAACGAGATATTTAGTCAAGATACCGAGCAAAGGAATAACACATACCTGGATAATCTGAATCACAATTTCTGGCATAATAATTCCTCCTTATTGTATATAATATATCAAACAAAAGGAAGATTGATTATCTTTTTCTGTCCAAATCAAATCTCTCCTACAAGCGGAGCCGTAATGTAGATTCTGAGATTTCTGGACATTCTTTTGCAAGTCTAGTAATTGGTTCATTCTTGCGGAAACGCTGATATAATTCCTCGAAATTCGAGGGAAGAGGTTTTCTTGGTCTACCAAACTAGACGCCATTAGACTTGGCGGCCGCGATTCCTTCAGCCTATCGTTGTTTAATATAGGTTCTCTCTTGTTCAGCCTAGAAGGATAATACTTGCAAGACAAGATCAGAGATAAATGTACCCATAACGTCTTTACAATATGACGTGTCTAATAATGGCATATCTAATACTTTGATATCTACTTTTTTAGTCTTGGTAATTAAACCCCATTGTTCTAGAATCTCTGAGTAATTACGGCCTAATCTATCAATACTTTTAATAATAATCATATCATTTGGCTGAATTGTACTCACTAAATCCTAGTAGGCTGGACGATTGAAGTCCTTACCTGATTGTTTATCGACGAAGATATTATCTCTATCTACGCCTGCATCGGTTAATGCAATAATCTATCGGTCTAGATTTTGATCTCTTGATGAAACCCTTGCATATCCATATAACACCTTTATCACCTCATTATATAATGAAAATTTGGCAAAATTGATTTAACAACTTTGCCAAATTTTTTGGTAAAATTATTCAGTAATCCCAGCCGCGACTAGAATCTTCTTCATGTTCTCCGCGAGATCAGGAGGAAGACAATCCGCAGAATAAGTAATTTCGTCTAATTCTGCAGTTGTGGTCGCGCGTCTCGCTAAAGTTAAGAGGTGATTGCAGAGAGTCGTATGGTATAATTTATGCGCGGTAGCTTTTTCCGCTATAGCCTTAATTTCTACTGCTGTGAACATACGACATAGCTTCTTATCAGCATGATAGGGATATCCCTTGGCTCCTTGTTCGATAGCTGATAAAGCAGTTGTTAAGTTAATTTGGTCTGTCTCTTCGAGACTAAAGTGTTCTACGCCCTCTGTTGTTTCTACATCCATGCCAGCAACGATGGTTTGATTGCAAGTTTCTGAAAGACTAGATAATTTCTCTGTTCGGATTTCGTCGAATGGACGATTATCTGGCTCTTCTTCAATAGTATACTTGCCATTATAGGCTTCTGTTTTAGCAATTTTCTCATTACTTTCGCTCCATCCTAGCGTGACAGCGGAGAAAACCTGCTCAATCTTCGGCTCATCCTCTGTGCCGTGATTGACCTTGATGCAGAGTTGATATTTAATAACTTTCATGGCGCACCTCTTTAATCTACCAATTTGGTGTATTTTACCGTGATACGGGCATCTGTATAACCGGCAAATTCTTCATTAAATGTGACAATCTGAGCTGCTCCGGACCCATCTGCGCCAATTAAAATTACAGTGTTCCAGTTCGGACCAGACCCTGCGTGGTAAGGCATGGACATGTTCACTCCTGAGTCGGTAGTGCATTGCCCGGTTACGGACACGATTTTATCGACAACGTTATTTGATTGGAAACTGGCCCTTTTTACGGCATTGCCCGGAAGATTCCCCATGTTTATGGTTTTCACATACACCGGCTTTCCGAGATACCGCTCCGTGGTGCGATACTCTACGCCCAGCTCCATGGGAGGATTGAGATATTCCCATTCAGACCATGTTGTTCCACCATCGTTGGAATATCTCTCAAGAGTATACATCACAGAATAGCGATCTACATAATAAACGTGGTAAATCACAGAATCTCTTGTCGATACCAGAAGCGCACCGTATCTGGCATCCCATCCACCTATGCTTGGAGAGTTCAAGGAATTTGAGTAGGCTTTATACCATCCGTTTTTGATGCAAGCGTTAAAGTCTGCAATGTAGTTCGTATACGCACTCCCCAGCCCAAACCCACCGGGAGCGGCGTTGATATTTTCCCTCGCCTGCGCCTGTTGTTCTGCACTGAGCGTCTGTGGTGTATAAAGCACAGTATCAGAAGTATGATTATCTACATATTGCTTAGTTGTTGCTTCTAAATCTCCCGTGGGATCGCCACTTAGGGTTAAAGGTCCAGTCATTGTTCCACCAGAAAGAGAAAGCGCTCCAATAGATTCTGGTGTAATAGGATCTGCTCCATCCTTACTATGCGTAGCAGCATGGAATTTAGCAGACTCATAGGAAGTTGTTATTACGCCAGTACCAGATTTAAAAGTAATGGTAGCAGAGACTTCTGCAATTGGAGGACGAGTAGCGTAGAAATGAATAGCACCATCACTTAATTCACTCTTATAAAAGATACCTTCGTCATTGCCAATATTTACTATTGCATCACTTGTTGTTTTTAATCCATTGATTGCAATTTCTGCCGTCCAGTAACCAGTAAGGTCGTCTACCTTGTGATAAGTCCAGTTATTGTAGTAGTCAGCAAACGTAGGAATACCAGTAAGATTATTGGTTTTTCCCTCAAGGTATTGCATCAGCTGTACGAGGTCTGATACGGAAATTTCATTATTACCAGTAACCTTTGCACACCATGAATCAGCACCCGTTAGTGTTATAGTACCACCTAAGTGTTCGTTTATTCGATTTCTATCATTCTCTGTAATTTTACCATCGCCATCTACATCGCCGCGCATTCGACCTTTAGGAATAGTAAAAGCTAGAAATGAGCTAGTCTATTGGCCTTGTAAAATACATTTTAAACTCACTTTAATTCTCCTTTCATCTTCTAAAAAGTACACTTAACTGGGTTTTGGTCAATCATAGATAATTTTCTTAGCTTGCTTTTTATGTATATCTGAAAAGGTAAGATACCTACTTGAAGGGAAAAGGGTTTCTATACCTTTTTCCCAATTTTTTATTATCTAGTTTCTGGGAGTATTTTTCCCATAAAAAAGTGTACTTTTTCTCGGAAAATCTTTTGGCATTTTTAAAAGAGCTAGATACGAAGGAGGTTATAATCTTGCCTAAGTGTATTTTAGCTGAGCAAGGCGGAAAAGGTGGAGGAAGTGGCATCGTTCTTATGAAGATCGAAGTCACCACCAAGCCTAATAAGACCAGCTATCTTGCGGGCGACAGCTTCAATAGCGCCGGTATGGTCGTTACCGCATCTTACGGTACTGGGCAAGCGGTTCTAGCAACCGCAGAAGTTAGTGGATATTCTGTGTCCCCTAGCGTCTTAACTGATGGTACTACTTCCGTAACCATCACCTACTCTGAGGGTGGAGAAACTTGCACTACGACTCTAGCAGTCACGGTCACGCATAGGCTTTCCGCAATTGCTGTAACTACTAAACCTAATAAGCTAACCTATGAGTATGGAGATACTCTTGCTACTGCGGGTATGGTAGTGACAGCTAGTTATTCCGATTCTCAAACTAAAACTGTAACTGGTTACTCTTGTTCTCCAACAACTTTTTCAACTATTGGAAATCAAGTAGTTACAGTTAGCTACACAGAAAATGGAGTTACTCAAACTACGACTTTTAATGTCACAGTCAATCGTAAGTCTGTAGCTAAACCTACGTGGAAGAGTAATCTTACATATACTGGAAGCGCGCAATCGGTTAGTAGCGCCAGTTACTGGAATAACTACAACACTAGTTACATGACTATCGGTGGCACAACATCTGCAACTAATGCTGGCACTTATATTGCTACTTTTACACCAGGAAGCAATTATCGCTGGGCAGACGGAACGACCACCGCAATCAATGTCAACTGGACAATCAACAAAGCAACAGGTAGTTTGAGTGTAAGCCCAACAACAGTAACTATTAATGGTAATAACTATAGTTCCGGCGTAGCTGTTACTATTACTCGCGCAGGTGATGGTGCTATTAGTTATAGTCCTACCAGTATTTCTGGTTTGACTTTATCTCTTAGTGGCAATACTCTTACTATTAAGGGTAATGGTTCTACTGCGGTTTCCGCAAAAACTATTACTATTAGTGTCGCCGCAGGTACTAACCATACTGCTCCTGCCAATAAGACAATTACCGTTAGTGCAGAATATTGGTCTTGGGGTGCAGATGGTGGCACTGTTGATGCGGCGTGGTTTACTGGATTAAAGAACTATTTGGCTTCTCATACTGGTGCATCTATTAAGACTAGTAGCGGTGGTGCCATTCTTGGTACAACTAAATCTGTAACGCTTTCAAGTGCAGTATTAGGTACTACTACTCACTTAATTAGAGTTATTGGCGTAGACCAAGATGCTAATAATACAGTTACATTCCAGACTAAAAACTGTTTAAGTCAATATACCAGTTTTGGTAGTAGCGCAGTATGGATTGGTTCTACAGCTAGAAGCCTATGTCAAAATTACTATAATGCCTTCCCCGGTAAAGGAGCCATTAAGACAATTAAAAAAGGTACTTGCCCTAATTATGGTGACAGAAATCAAAATGTAACTTATAATGACGAAACAGTATTCTTGCTTTCAGAAAGAGAATTTGGTCTTGATACTTATTCTCCTCTTTCTACAGCTAACTCTACTACATCAAAAGCAGAGTGTACTTAGGGTAAGAATTTTGCGTATAGTTATTATACCAGTAATGCTACACGCATCATGTATTTAGGAGATACATCCACGAGTAGCTACGGTTATCCATGGGAACGCTCGCGCGTCTACGACGACTCGGTCTACGTGTGCTTTGTCAGCAGCGACGGGAGCGCGAACTACTACATCTACAACGACGGCTATGGCCTCGCGCCGGCTTTCGTCATTGGTAATTAAAAACTTTCAAAAGTGGGACAGTATAGATTAAAATGTTAGCCAGCTTTCTCATATAAATAATGAGAAAGGAAGGCGTTAATTTTGTCTGTAAAAACAAAAGATCGACATAAATCCAAGCGTGAGTGTCTCTAGAAATCACGCGAACTGGTAAATTACATTTTAGTCTTAACTCGTCCTAGAGAGTTTGACGAATCTGGAAAACAAATTAAAAAACCTGGATTGCTTGGAGAGGGACAACCTTTCCAAGCGTTCGGGTTAGATATTATCAAATGCGGAAAGGGCATACATGCCGCCTGCTATCAAGCTAGCGAGATCTACTTGAATAGTTAGGAAACTTTAATTGCACGAAAGAAATATTGGAATTAGGCTATCGCTTATTGCGATAGTATCTTTCGTCAAATCGATCTCTGTATCTTCGAATACGCATAGACTAACCAGAAGAAACGACGCTCTTTTGAGCATCTTGCTCGTTTAACAAAGGCTATGAAAGAAACTTTATAGGATAGAGTTAATCGAGATTATTTAATCTACGAGCATTCCTACTAGAAGCCAAAGAGTTATAGAAGAGGTCGGTAATGATTTTACAAGATGTCAAGTTCTGTATTTTTCGCTCGCGCAACTACAACAACTCGAACAACGTGTGCAATGTCAACAACAACGGGAACGCGAACAACAACAACTACAACAACAGCAATGGCCTCGCGCCGGATTAGATGGAGCTATCACGTTGCAAGTCAAGCTGCGAAGCAGCGCAGACGAGCAACACCTAGAATAGTACCCCAGAATATATTATTGTCCATCTAATTATGGTTTATTCTGGATGCATTGGTTCACTCTTGTGGACTAAGAAGGAGAAGGAATAGAACATATTATTAAATAGTATATTATAGGTAGATGCCTTTTCATCTAAGGAGAACTTGACTATTTCGTCTCTGCGACGGATAAATGAATACGATTACAGATGCGGAACTCGCGAAGTGACCGCTATTACTGTATGATAAGGAGAAAGAAGTTGAGTTAGTAGTAGACATCTTTCAAGCGTTTTTGTAGTTTTGACGCATTATATGATTCCTCTTATCGAGTTTGTCGAAATGTTCGATGGAAAGATAGTACAATCAATTTTGAAGAGAATAGAATTGAAACAATCTTACAAACAGAAGCTGATTTGCGAGCTTGTGAATACAAGTAGCTTGTGTTTAGTTGTTTCTCAATCATTGAACGAGGCAAGCCACGAGATATAAGAGCGTGCCATATCAACGACAGACTGGTACAAAATGCTTTATGTGAATAGAGCTTATTACCAGAATTAACTCCTAAGTTTATTTATGATAACTGTGCAACACTTAAAAATAGAGGTATAGATTTTGCTTTAACAAGAGCAAAGAAACATTTATAGATGGCTCATAGAGAATACGGGTTAGGAAATGATTTCTTTGCTTTACGAATTGATATTCGTAAATACTTTGATTCTATCGACCATGAGGCTCTTAAAGAAATCGCTAAGCGTGTTATTAAAGATCCTCAAATCTATGAATTATGCTCATACTTAATTGATACATTTTCTTTTAAGCTAACAAAAGATAAGCATCCAATTCCGGGCAAATAGTATTATATTGCTAAAGGTAGAAAATATATACCTGCGGATATCCAGTCTTTCCGACCGCATCATCAATATTATGAGTGTGAAGCTAAAAGTCTTGGATTAGGAAGTCAGACATCACAGTTGTTTGCATTGCTAGCTTTGAACGAAGTTGACCATTTCATTAAAGAAGAATTACATATTAAGTATTATGGACGCTACATGGATGACTCTTATCTTCTATGTAACGATAGCAAATACTTAGCAGAATGTAAAGCTAAGATAGAGAAGAAATTAAAAGATATAGGTCTTACTCTTAACTAGAAGAAAACCACTATCTCGCGTATTACCCCTATCGCATCTAAAGATAGGGTTCATGGTACTCCATTTAAGTATCTTAAATGGAATTTCTATCTAACTACTACAAATCATGTAATCTAGATACCTTTTAAGAAAAAGATTGTGCATTAGCGCAGAAAATTGCGTAAAATGGCTGCTCTATGGCAACAAGGTAAAATTCCTACTGAAGAAATTCAGAAATCTTATCAAGGTTGGAGAGCACATATCGCTAAAGGATCTAGCTTCTATATTATCCAAGATATGGATAATTATTTTCGTTCACTATTCAAAGGAGTTGAAATAAAGTAATGTATGTATTATTAAATCGCGGGAATATTGTAGTTGATATTCTCGACAATCTTCGTTACATTAAACTGCAATCTTCTAATGGTATTGTCGTTGCCTGTTCAGAAGAAGAAGGCACTGGGGTTATCGGCTCTGATTGTGACACTCATTATGTCTTAATCCAAGCTGATACAATTAATTCTCCTAACGCAGTTCGCGTTATCGAGGTTGAAGAAATTCCATCCAATGTTACACCTAACCTATATAAGTTCGATAATGAAACTCAAAGTTTTGTTTATCGTTATAGCTTAGATGAAGCTAAAGAGCTTAAGCAAGAGAAGAACAAGCTACTTTTCGCAGAGTATCTTGCTTCTCATCCATTAACATGGACAGATGGAAAAGAATATGGAGTTACAATGGAGGATCAATCTGAGATTAGTCTTAACTTAAGTCAATATCAGATCGCCGTTCAGGCAGGTGTTGAATCTCCAACTCTGGAATGGCACGCTCGACACGAAGAGTGCTAGCCTTGGACATTAGAAAATCTTGTTGCATTATCTATGTCCATCTCCGCGGCTGTGTATCCAATGTATCGTAAAATGCAGCAATATAAAATCTCTATCTATGGAGCAACTTCTCTAGAAGAGTTAGAACAGGTAGAGCTTAATTATGCGGACTAAACTGAATAAGTTTCTTACCTTATTTACTGTTGGAGGTTCTCTCTATTTTATTATAGAGTTCTTATTTAAGACCTTCATTAGTGGTGGTATGATACATTGGTCAATGTTTCTCCTAGGCGGACTTTGTTTCGTCTTAATTGGAGAGATAAATGAGGTTATACCTTGGGAAATGTCTATCATTAAACAAGGAGCTATTGGAGCCGCAATAGTTACCTCACTTGAATTTGTATTCGGCGTAATTTTGAATCTAGTCCTAAAACTAGGAATTTGGGACTATTCAAATTTACCTTTCAATATATTGGGGCAGATTTGTCTTCCTTTCTCATTCGCGTGGTTCGGATTAGCTCTTATAGCTATCTTCCTTGACGACTATCTTCGTTGGAAGTGGTTTAATGAGGAAATTCCGCACTACCATCTTAAAGACAAAGTTTGCCATTAAAACAAAAAATAGGGGAGAACCTTAATTAAAAGGTTCTCCCCTATTTTTTTTATTTATTTTACGTCGATAATGACGATTTCAATATCTCCCTCAATAGCCTTGCTAGCCGTGAAGGTAATACCAGATCCAACAGTTGCTTGTGCGCTATCAATCTTGTTATAATCATCATGATTACTAATCCAGGAAATGATTGGAGGTACATTACCATTCTTACCACACTTCAAATTAGTATTACTATAAGAATAGGTATAAGTATCTCCAGAATGTACCCAGTTGGCTTGAGCAAGAGTAACTGTATAAGAGACGGTAGTTACTTCATCCATCTTATTGTCTGTCTCGCTCTTACTATACACATCTAAGTTAGCTCTTGCGGCCGCCGCGGTTGTAGCACCGGTACCACCAGCTTTAATAGGTAGAGTACCGAACTTTGGAACACCAGAAACCTCTGCGAATAATGCTCCAGTGCCTAACAGACCAGAGACGCCATCAGTAGAATTTCCAGTTACGATAGCACCGTTCTCGATAGATACCATCTTAACTGCATCAGTACCATTACCGAGCAGTAAAGCATTAACTGTTAAAGTTTTCTGCCCAGTACCACCCTGTGCAACAGTAGCGGTCATATTAGTAAGAAAGATATCGTCAACGTCAATCTCTTTAGTGTCTTTCTTTAAAATAGAAGCCGCATATGCATTAACTTGAACACGTCCACCAGCAGTATTAGAAATATCAATGAACAGATTGCCGGTATTCTCGCAGAAATAGGCGTATCCCTAATGCATGGGGATTTGAGTGAGAAGCTCTTCCTCGCCTCTATAAATCTTAAATAAAGCCATTATTAAATCCTCCCTTTAATCAAGGCTTTTCTATAAGGTCTTGGAAAGATCCCCATGAAACAAGGCTCTATACCTAATCTTTAGAATAAGCCGTTTTTGATGTATCTCCATCGCCGCCAATTAGCGAGTTAATATAATTGATTGAGTAAGTCTTATTGTCAACATTTTCCTTATAAGACTGCTCGATTAAACTAGAAACACCACCAGTTAACTACGCTCTATCCCACTCACCAATATTAGTCTTATAATACCAATAAGATACATCTCCACCATTACCAAGCAAGGTCCAAGTAATAGCAAAGATTTTATGAGAATCAATAGTGCCAGAATAGTGTTCCTGAATATAAGTGACACCATTGGCTAAACTAGCAGCAAACTCCGTAGTTTCAGTTAAATGATATTCAGCTTCAATATTAAGAGCATCACCAACAGGACCTTTAATACTCTTCTCACTAGCTTTCCATCCATTGGTGGTTAAAGTATACAAAACACCGGTCTCGCTATTGAGATAAATATCTCCGATTCTCGCGCCATCAATAGTGGTAGTTGCTCCATCGGCTGTAATCTCAAGACCTGCAAATAGCTTACTACCAGTTGGAATCTTGAAAGTAAAGGTTACTGTGTCTTTGCTAGTAATAGCAGAAGTGACAGACCCTTGCTCTGTTGAACCAACAAAAGTAGAAGAAACTGCGGGCTTCGGAGCCTATGGGAGCTTAAATTCAAGCTGCCATTCAGTACCTTCCGCATTTGTTAGTGTCCTTTCAACTAGCGGGACCGCAGGTTTAAATCCCTCATCGCCTTCGATATAAGGAGCTATAGCACTAGCTTTGATCACTGGTAGTGGTTGCTAAATACTTGCTTGATATTCAAAGACACAAGTAGTATCATCTGTCTTACTAGTTACTTTATAAATGAAACCAGTGGCTTCATTGATATAGTAATCTCCAACTCCATAATTGGCGAAAAGTGGATCGGTAAGAGTATATGTTTTATTGGTTCTTTGCCCTAACAAGCTACCATAATAGAACTTAACCGCACGAGGCAATTCAAAATGTAATTTAGGTTCATTGACCGTTCCAACATCAGTTACTTTAGGCTCAAAGTCTGGCGCTCTAATAATCGTCTCTGGTGCAGTCATTACTTGACTACGAGGCAGAGAAAATGTCAAAATAGGATGCTCGTGGAGAGTATCTTCTTCACTATAACCAAAACTCACGGTTGGCTCAGCATCAGCATTTAATACTTCGTGAAGAATATTACTATCTAAAAATTCCTGAGCTACAGGTAATTGGAATTTAAGTACAGGTCGGTTAATATCAGTTAAATCAAGTCTGACCTTTGGTTCTTCCCCAACACCAATCGCATCAACTGTAACCTAATCAATTACTTGAGACTGCGGAATATTAAAATGCACAGTTGGGTGGTCAATATCATCATCGTTATACTCAACACTTGGCTTTTCATCCGCATTTAGAACGGTTGCTTCTTGCGGCATTGATAATACCTATGCTCTTGGCAACTTAAATTGAATAACTGGCATATCTTGGTTAGATAAATCAGTTTCAATGTCTGGCTGTTCATTCGCATGAAGCACGATTGCTGGTTTTGTAATACTAATCTTTGGAGTATTACCGGTGCAAGAAGAAATGAGCTTATAACTAAGGCCACTTCCTTCTCCCGCAGACTCGTCATATACTTTCTACCATAAAGTAGAGTTTAAGTTTTTCTTGTCACCCGCATTTAAGTCATAATTCATGCGAGTCATGTATGTGGCATCAGATGGTAAACCATAAGACACCATAACAAATTCGCCCACAGAGATAGGAGATGCCCATCCTTTATCTAAGTCAACTTGCGCTCCATCAGGACCGTAATAAGACTCAAATATCTTTTTAATCTCGAAGCTCTGTCCAGCAGGACCTCCGTAGAAAGATTGCATGTCTATACCTCCTTATCCCTAGAGTGGATCGTAAATAAAGTCTACAATTACGTTATCTAACTCACCAATAACAGTTTTATCTTCTTTGTAAACTCCGTTTAGACCTTGATTTAAAATTGCACTACCCTTTTGAAATGCAGCAATGTAAGTCTCATTAGCTTCATTATATCCATTCCAATAGGTTTTATAAGCATCAGAAGTTGGGTCAGTAGGCTCTTCTCCTAATGCAGCAATAGCAGCCTCAAGAGCCGCCTTAGCCTCCTTGATAATCTTCTCGCCTTCTTGTTTCTTACTTTCTGATTCTTCCTCGTCTTTAACATAAACCGTAGGACGAACGAATTTCATACTTGTAATAACAATATCTTCATCAAGCTCATAAATACCAGTGCGGCCGATCATGATAGTCTTGCTAGCATTCATGACAACTTGCGCTCCGGGTGGAGCCTGAATACCAACTTTGGTAAACTATTTGGCACTAGAAGCACTTACAATGTCACTATAAATATCAATTCCAGAGGAAATATAATGTTTTCCATCGCCAGTGCTACTTGTATCTACTACACGATAGTAGATTTGTCCAATAGCAGACATCGCCCTCTCCTCCTTATACTCGTGTTAAAACTTCTGTTGCAGTAATACTCATAGTGCCATTATAGGTGAGAGGTAAAGAATATTGGGTAATCTAATAGTTACCATAGATATTGCTATCTTTATCTTCAACCCTAATTATATTATTAGGCTCTATATAATATTTCGGCAAACAGGTTAAAGAAATAGTAGTATTATAACATAAGTTCTAATACATCATTTCTCGGATTTGGTCAAAGCAACTAGTTCCAGTAGTGCTTATTGAGAACATATCATAGTATTCATTAGTTAGAATAAAGAATCTCTAACCAATTCCTTGATATTTAACAATTAAGTCCTAATCTAATCCTTCAATAAATACAACATCAGGAACTTCGCTATTATATACGGTTTTTATGTCATTATTATTAACGACTTTAGTCCTGCGGCCAATATTCTTAATAGAATACTTACCAAGAGCAGAACTAGTATCTATAAAATCTAGCCAGAAGTTAATAGAACCTGGATCATTAAATACATCAGGATTCCAATGATTCGTAGCATCCCAGTTCTTGTTCATTGGGTTATATAGATTACGCCATTCTGCAATTAACTCTGAATCATAATAATTATCATAAACACTATTAGACACCTAAGCATTAAGAGCACGACGATATAGCTCTTCTCTCCATTCATCGCATGGAGTACCTACTAAGGTAACTGTATAGTCATCTACACTATAATCATCAAGAGTATTAAAATCATAGCGAACAATAAGATTAGATTTTTTATCCTTTACTTCCCACATATTCTACATAGCTAGATCAATGTCTGGTTTATCATCAATAGCAAGATGATAACGGATAGACACCTCTACGCCTGTTGAAGTCTTACGCTTGCCCCAAACATAAAAGTCGTTCTTCACATTATCATACTTAGGATTGCGGGTAATTGCGGTTGTCGTGTCAAGATCGGTAAGCGAGTATAAAAACTTTGCATTATTATATGACCGTACATAATCTTCTGGACTTAACTCTAATAGAGGACTACCAGTATTGAGATAATTCTTAATCTCTTGAAATACGAATTTACCATCTATATTATAGAAATATTCATAATTACCAAGAGTGCTAACAATCTTGTCTAATAGAGTTACTACCGTGTCTCCCGCATTTAATACCAACTCTCCTGGATAGGTAAAATCGGTATACTTATATCCAGCATCTTGTCCATAACTAAACATATGCGGATAATCTTCTTGCGCTTCAAAGCTTAAACTCTAGTAGTCATTAGAGAAATATACTGGCTTATCTCCCATGTATCTTACTAACATCTTAATCTCTTCATCAATGTCAGTAATGATAATGTTCTCAATAGCTTCTCCACCCCAGTGATTTACCGCTTCATAGATAATTTGGAAGATAGTAGGATATTGAATCTCTACGTCTCCATTATCAAGCTAAACAAGACTTTCATGGAAGGTTATTGATGCCGGCAAAGTGCCACCTGCGGTTCCGTCTAATAGACACATCTTATCTTTACCAGTGATAGAAATATTCCAACCACTGGTAGAGCGACTAATATTAGCAGAAGATAAAACAAACAAGCCGCAAGGAAACCAAATAATATCTCCATAGTTCTTATAAGACTTTAATGGATTATCATAACCGATTAAAACTTTAATCTTCTTGTTAATAGAAATCTCATTATCAATATCCTCAAGATTACTATTATCAATAGAAGCAAGCATAGTAAGGTTAATGGTTCTTCTAATTGCGGAAGAACCATTAACGCTCAAATTACCACTAGTGATAGAACCCTAAATCTCTTTAATGGGTTCTTCATCCTTAAAAGAAAGGAGGATAATCTTTGCATACTATACTCGCATATGCAGTTTATCTAACTAGGTTAGAAAATCCATGTCATTAAGATACTCAAACATGAATATTAACTCCTTTCTTTGCTATACTTCATTGTTGTTTGCGCAGTTAAACATTTGTAGTTAATAACCGCGAATTGAGGTTTCTATAAAGCAATATACTTAATCATACCATCCATCAGGCTAAGAGTATATCGGCCCGTTGGACCAAGCATGACTGGATGTTTATCACTACCATCTTTCTTTTGACCAATATATAAGATAGTCTATGGGTCTGCTTCAATGTCGAAGGAAGTAATATCAGAGAAAGAATAATAAATAATTCCGTTCGTCCATTTACCATCTTCATCTTGCTCAAATCCACCTTGAATATTATAAATAAACTCTACTTGCTTGCGAGTTTCTTCTTCTATAATATCGTATAGGTTGACAGTTTTATAGACATTATAATTTGTATTATCTACTAAGATACGACCTAGCTTATCTTCCTCCACAGTTGAATCGCTATAGATGCGATATGGAGTCTCGCCAGGCCCATAGTAATACTTATAATTCTTCAAGACTTTATCAGTCCCGCTAAAGACGCCAGAAATCTGACCCCAAATACGAGAAGTATCAATAGATTCTACTTCGCCAACTTCATCGTTTCTTTCTCTTGTTAAAGAACAGACATAATTCACAATAATAGGATATTTAACAGATTTCATACTTAAAGAGCTAACACCCTCTCTGACGCTATATAACCTATTTGGCGCAACTATAATATCTGTTCCATTAACAGCAAGTTTAACCGCAGAAGATGGAGCATTACCGGCGGCTTCTTTTAGAGCCGCCCAACGAGTGAGTTCAGCCTCTATCTCTTTAGTATCTTCTCCAGCTTGCTCTTGTTCAGCTTTCTTTGCTTCTAATTCGTAAATCTTGCCATCAAAGTCTATGGTTGGATATCTCTCAATCCAAAAAGAATCAACACTAACAAGAGATAGTTTATATCGACCATCACCGACTGCAATTTCTTCCTATTGCTTAATTAAAGCGTAGATATCATTCCCATCAGGACATTCTGAATAAATACCACTAATTTGACCAAATGCAGATTGCTTTTCAGTAGATACTTCATTAGTGAAAACTCCAATATCGGTAATGCCAATCTCATTAAGATTTTCGAGCGTATTCTCTAGAACCTCATAAGCAGTAGCAGAGAACTCAAAAATCATACGTCCTAGAGATGCATTAGGCGTCATTGATACATTCATTAAACCAATAATAATATTTCCCTCAGTAGGAGATTTATAGAGTTTATAGGTAAAGTCATTAAGGAACTATTCCGCTTTCTCTCTAAACTTGCGCTCTACAAAGATATTATCATCAGTAATATTAGTATCAATAGCAAGATAAGAAGGAATAGTAGCCTCTCCTCTTGTTACTGTTGATACACTAAACTTATCTTTAGGGATTACTAATTCATTATTATAATAATAACCATCTGTCCCTAAAGTGAAGAAAGTCTAGTCTTCATCCATCTAAAAGCTAATTAAACCACTAATTGGAAACTCGGCATAATAAGCATAACCGTTCTTCGCTAAATGCGGGAACTGGTCTCCGAGGGTATCTTGCTTGCTTGCTAGTACTGTATGCTTAAAACTACTGAGCTTTTGGTTATATTTTAAGCGCAACTGCACTCCATCTCTATAGAGATAAGAGTATTCAAAATCAACACTTCTCGCTGGAATAGGAGAGCCATTTTCCTGTAAAGGCGCGCTCCGCAATCCTTGAGAGTTTTGATACTAGAAAGCATACTTATATTTGACGCCACTCTCGATAATAAAATCTGTATAAATTAGGTTATCATTAAGAGTTTCTTCAAAATAGTTAAAATATTTTAAGTCCTCATATACTTGATAATTACTTTCTTCAGATGCGCGAGTAAGTACATAGCATCCAGTTAATGGATTTTTTGCAGTTAAATAAACTCGTATACAACCATTTTCACGACAATAGACATCTGTATCATTTACCCGCATTGTCACGCCTTCTAATGCCTCCAAATATACTTTAACAACTTGGAAGTCATAGGATACTTTTGCTTCATATCCATTGCGCGTTGCAATAGAGAAATAAACTTTATAAGACTCGTTATTTGTTAACATAGTCTTAAATCGGTAAGAATTATTCTTACCACTAACTGCTTGAATCCAGTCTGATGACTCGATTAACTCTGTTCCAGTTTCATCATATAAATCAAACTTATATTTCTCTAATGGTTCATCAGAAGTGTTATCAACATAATCTCCTACGAACAACGGGGTTAAACTAGCTTCTGTCTACTTACTAGCAATAACGTCTGTTCTTAAAGCACCGGCATTCTCGATATAAATTTCTGGTTGCGCGATAGCTTTAATAACCATGACTGTAGACCACTCAGAAAAAGTTTGATTGTTAATCTATTCTTTCTTCCATGTGGCAAAAGAACTTAAATCAGTAGGAAAATTAGTAGACCCAAAGCGTAGCTGAATCTTATAACATACGCCCGGTGACCAAGATTTCCGCAAGTCCGCAGCCAAGATTTTAATTCCATAAGGGCTGGACTCTTTAGTCAAATCCACATTTTTATAGATAATATTATCTGGGTATTTCGAAGTATTTACAATGCTAGAATTCGAGCGCTATTCAACTACTCGAATTTGAATATGTTTAATAGTCTCGGCACTTGTCACCTTCTATAGAGTATATTTGATTTCATAGTCCGGCGTAGTGGCTAAAAATGCAGGCTATGTACTCTATAAAGTAGGCGGATAAATACTAATTGGCATATTCCGCGCCTCCTTTTTCTCTAACTCTATATATTATAAAAATTGCTTTGGTTAAGATAATTAAATCCGTCCAAGCAAAAAGAAAAGAGGAAGAGACTTAAACCTCTTCCTCTATCATAAACTCAAGAGCTTCTGCGATACCAACAGAGATATTCAAGTTCTCAATATCTGACATTTTAACTTTAACAATAGGAACATCAACTTCTGTTTCCGCAATCGCAGTTAACTCCTAATTAACCGTATCTATTTGCTATTCAGGAATACTGTATCCACCATCGACTTTTACTCCATAAGTTGCTGCAACTGATTGACGAGCAAAATCAATATCTTCAACAATAGGAGTTAAAAGCTTAATATTCCTAACAATAGCAAATGATACCTTCGCGGGAAGCTTGGTTTCCAGATCGGAAGCCAAGCTTGTTAACCCACGGTACATCGTGACAATATCTTTATTTAACATGGTTATCTCCTTTAGCTCATGCATTAACCGCAGTCTATAATGCAATAAATACATCAGCGGTAATAAGTGTGCCAGTAGTTCTATCTGTATGTGCTGTCACTTGGCTTACGCCAAGTGCTCTGGCTAAAATATTATATTTAGCGGCTGTTACTAATTCACCAGAGCTAACCTCCGCGTCACTATAATTAGCTCCGCCAGATTGATTTTCCCAATTTTTTCGCTATTTCACTCTAGTAACTAAGGTATTCCACTTATTAGCTGAAAGCCCGCCAGACACCTAAATAATTTTATCAGTAGCTACGCCACTACCCCATGAAAACTCAGCTGGTTTTGTATAAAATACTAAAGTATCAGACGCAGAACCTAAATTCTTACTACTAGCAGAGCTATATGTTGTTCTCGGACCCGATTCACTCCAATCGCTCCACTCTCCATACTTAGTAGTAGTATTTCCTTTATCATCTTTTACTGTTGTTTTAGTACGAGTTCGAGTGCGTGTATAAACTTCTTTTTTTTGTTTTGCACTTCTTGTAGCTGATAGCCTTCCTGTGACACTACCTCTCGATCCTGCTGTCATTCCACCAATGGTGATGGTTCCAGTCTTAACAGAACTAGAACCACCATTGCCACCACTAAAACTCCAATGCCAAGTAGTAGTACAACCAGCAACATCATAAACTATCTAAGTGACGGTTTTCTATTGAACTTGTCTAGTATCAGTGCTTGTTATAGTAGACCATCCAGAACTGTGTTCAGGTTCATTGGCAGGGATATACCACCCACTTCCATCATAACTAATTCGCACACTAGAACGACTTGCACTGACAAAAGTAATAGAAGCACTCGGCATTATTTATCCCTCCTTAAGCAAATCTTGCATAAATACCAGACTGATTAGCTGCTGGCACTGTGCAAGTAAGTCTATTACCATTTAAGATAATATAATTCGCGGCACGTAGAGCTACGTTACCATTGCCATATGTCGCTTGAATGATAACACTTCCATTACCGCCAGTTGCCTACATTCCAAAGTTATAAGTAGTACCTTGGCTATCTTCTCCTTCGACCAGACCAATTCTACCTAACCTAGTATAAATGTTACCATCACTTTGTAAAATAGTGCCACTAGCAGAAATTGAATCTTCTCCAATTGTCCATCCACCGATATTACCACCATCACAGTTAAGGTCATCACAAACAATTCGACCACTAGAATATAGATAAGTGCTTCCGCCTCGTAGAGAATTACTACTAATAGTCCATCCACCGATCTCACCATTATCACATTCAAGGCTATCTGCGGTAATGTTACCACGCACTTCTGCGTTCTTACAAGAGAGTTTTCCGCCATTAGTAACATAGAAGTAGGTACCACTATTGCTAAAATCTGGAGTATCACCTGGATTACCGGTATTTGCACCAGACCAAAATACATAAGAACCAGAGCTAGCCATACCAATTTTATTGTTATTGCTAGAAAGAGATTTACTCTTAAGAATCCATCCGCCAATATTACCTTGCTTAGCGTAGAGAGAACCTTTTTTAGAAACTGCAAAATAGCTATCTTTTGCAGAAGTTGAACTTGTAGCACCAGCCCAAATAGCAAACTCTTCATCCTTATCACTATTTAGTTCTACTCTTGTTGCTCCACTTCCGCTATATAATTTATTCTTCTCGATAGTCCAACCATCATTGCTATTTCTGCTAGTACAACCAATCTTACCGGACTGAGCAAAAATCTAGCCTTCAATAGTTGCAGAGGTCGCTTTTAAGGTACCATCATATGTAACTTCAAAAACTCCTCCGCCTATCTTGATTGCGGTAGTATTATTACCAGGATTAAGATCGGCAAAATTGATAGTCATACCAGCGGAATTATTTCCTCCACCGCCGCCTTTAATAGAACCAGATTTACCGTTAATCTCAATGCGGCCGCCTCCACTCGAAGCTCCGAAGAACGCGGTACCGTCTTCCATTAAACCGAAAGTATTAACGCCCTCCTGATAGCCATATAAACCCACTTTATCTTGGCCACTATCTTTACCCATGACTACGCCAGTAAATCTATTTTGGCTATCTTTTGTTCCTGCACCAACCTGTGGAGCGAATACATATTCTCCATCGCCAGTATCAAGAGCTGTTCCATCCCAACCGTTGATAGCTTCATTACCATAAGTATCAAGATACATGATAATTGGATGAATTAATCTATCATTACTATTTGGAATAGCAAGATTTAATACACCGATATTGCTCTAATCATTATCCTTAATATTCTCAAAGATAAAGCTAGAAGCTGGTTCTAAATACTTTTTACCATTGTCTATTTTAATAGTAAGAATATTGGTGTTTAATGAGGTAATGTTATCATTATAAGCTACGTCATTATAATAGAAGTTAATATCGTTACTATAGAAAGATGGGGTTAAACCAGAAGAATTATATTTGATATAAGACGGAATAGTATCAATATCAATAGCACTCGCCAAGGTAGAACCAACGATAACATCAAGAGGATAAGAAGCGTAGATATCAACCGAGCTATTATCATCTTTAATAGTAACTTGAACTCTCACATAGAAAGCTAATTGCGCACTTGGTGTATTCGCGGAAATCGCAGGTATACCGCGCACTAAAACTCGATCAACGGAATCAGTAACCACTTCTTTGTTCTCTACTGTAACGTTTGTTCCCTACCACTTATAAGTAATAGAATACTTACTATTGCCATTAATCAATTCTCCATCTTTATAAACATAACAACGAACTCTAATGTCATTAGTCCATCCATTATTATATCTTAAAGGCTGTAGTCCACTTAACTTTACGCCGTCTGAATTACATGGACGAATCGCGGTAATATAAGTAGTACCATTCGTTCCCTAGTCGCCATCTTTCAAACAAAGAATCTCTTTATTAAATAGATAAATAGATTCTGTAATCGTTCTTATTTTTACAATAATTGTATTATTACTGAAATTAACTCTATACTTCTATTTAATATTGTAGTGTAAAATATTATATTTGTCAACCCAAATATTCTCAAGCATGGAGTTATCCGGACTATAAGCAAGTTCTTTAGAGGTGGGAATTTCGTACTCTTTATTATTCGCATCTTTCATTAACCAAGACACGAAGTAAGAAGTGCCGAATCCTTCCTTCCATGCTAGATTAACCTATAGAGTTCTTTCTTTCTCTGCGTCTTCAATAGAAATATCGCCATTAGCATCATATCTAAAGGAATCTTCACCGATATAACTAATAGTTACATCGTCTTCGCTTTCACTATTCACAATAGTATGTTCTAAAGTTCCGATAAACTATCCTGCAGAATTATACACCATGCAATAGAAAGTCACAGAACTGTATTGCAAATAAGAACTTACGACAATCTCGGACTTCTTTTTTCCTTCCGGCACAGAGCTGTAACTATCATCTGGATAAGACAAATACCAATCTCCCACCAAAGACTCACTATCAGCATTATTTCTAATCTGTAGTTTAATATCAGCTCCGTCAGTAACTTGCTCAATAGAATAATCATAACTTGCATTACGATTCCATATAGCAATTTCCGCGGTTAGAGTAATACTATCATTATAAACGACTACTAACTTATACTTCTATTGATATAGAATATCAGTTGCATCAAGAGTAAGAGAATTAGATGTCTATCCGGCAATCTTTCTCCATCCGAAGCCTGCGGACTTGCTATATTCATCGCTACCAACAACCACGCTTAAATCTCTCTCATACCATTGGCAAACACACTTCTTACTATCCATAATGTCTTCGCCATTATAAATTAAGCGTCCAACTAAATTCAAGCTAGATACTTTATCCGTAAAAGCGATACCTTTAGGAGCAGAGATCGTAAGATAATAAGTCGTATCACTTAAATCTTGCATATCAACATATTGAAGAGAAATATCTTTCACAAAAATATTAGCAACAGTTCTATTCTCTTCATCTGTAACTATGCCATTCTTAACAATTTTATCATAGACAAAGTCTTCTTCAAACAGTCTAATAGATTTAAGTCCCATTAAATAGTTCTTCTGCGCCTTAAGGATAATCTACTGTGGAGAGTAAACTGAGAATCCATAAGGATTGCCATTAAAGTTCTAGAGATCTAATCTATACTTTACACTACTATTATCCTTGGTATAAAACTCAACTTCAATACCATAATTACCTTGATTATGGATATTATGAAACTAAGTTAAGAAAGAGGCTTTCAAGCGAATATATTCATAATTGTTAGAGTATTGTTGGAATAGACCGTGATACCCATTCTACTCATATTCTTCGCTATTTTGAAAAATATAAGTAGAACTTCCGATCTCTCCAGCTGGCGTTCCCGCAATTACTCCGTAGCTTTGTGAAGCGTCATAAGCTCCATCATACAATGCATCAAAAGTAGGAGATACTTCAAATACAGAGTTAGTTAAATCAGATAACTAAACGTCAGATAAAGACTTCGCAGTTACTAAAGAAGTAATCAACTTCTTATTAGAAAAATTACCTTCTGGCACCTTGACATAAACCACGTCTTTAATAGAATAGCTTTTACTAGTATCCTCACTAAATGCTGAAAAGATATTGCCGTTATATCTAACTTTGTATTCTCCAGCATCTACATCTACAATAGAATAAACAGTGGCTTGGATAGTTTTGTCATATTTTAACTATCTTAGCCTTTCTTCCATAATAATATCCATAGCTTGCAATAGCTGTTCAGATATATTATTCATGTTTATCTCCTTTCACTCCTTTAATAAGGAGAGCTAAAAAGCTCTCCTTATTAAGTCTTTCTTCTAGCCCACTGTGCCGCATCATTAGTAAGACTAATAAATGCTTCCTCGATTTCAGTGCGGCTCGTCACGTTCGGGAACTCTACTTTATCAATATGAACAGTTTGCTCAATAGAATCTTGAATTGGTGTAGTAGCGACTGGATTGAGCTTCTGACCCATAAGAGCCATTGCCGCAATCGCATTACCATCAAGAGATTTCTCAATAGACTTAAACAAATCTGTACCAATAGTTCTTACAGCTTGAACTGCTGCAAGGATATTCTCGGTATCACTTTGATTTAACACCAATTCCTTTTGATGAAGGAAAGCGAGTTTCGCATCATCAAATATACCAGTATATCCACCAGTAGCAAACCCAGGAACGCCCAACGCTTGCATTTTTTTCTTCCATTCTTCTTCACTTTCATATTGACCAACAGAAGTAGAATCTTTATAACGGTTATCTGCTGCATCGCCACGAGTTCCAAAATATTCTTCTGTTAATCCCATATCATCAATTTTATTTTCACGTTGGCTTGTTAATTCTTTATATTCTTTACTTCCATATTCTAACCATCCATTAGCAATACCATCCATAATAACACCAGAATAATCGGTATTTGGATCATAGCCCTTACTAGAATTACCTTTAGAAGAAGAAGATGCTGCAAATTGAGCTTGTTGAGAAGCAAGGGCACGCAATGCTTCAACGGTGTCCCAGATAGATTGCGCTAACTCTAAATAACCATCAGAAGCATTTTGAGCCGCATCAATCATATTCCACAAAGTATCCTTAGCTTCATCGCCGCGCTCTCTTAATTGATCAGTAGCTTCAGAAACCTTATCAGTTTCTTGCGCTAAGTTATCAAGAGTAGTACCAGTTTCAGAAGCGACATTTTGAACTTTATCCTTATAGTTATCAAAATCTCGTTGCGCTTGATCTAATAACTTGCGGAGCTCGTCCTCAAAATTCGTGGTATTTTGAGTCATGTCGTCAAGATCTTTGGCATAAGTATTATTGAACTTGTCGATAAGATCAGTATTGTTGCCCGCAATTTCTTTTAGCTGTTCACTGTTTTTCATCAAAATGTCGGCAATGCTTTCACCAGAATCGGCTACTAATTGCTTCAATTCTTCTGTAGTAATGCCAGTTAAGTCGGTAATAGTATCGCCTGTGATAATTGCATTATCAATTAAGTTCTTATTACCCGCTTCTGTCATATCAGCGATTGCGTTTTGTTTTTCCTCTTCGAGGTACTTAATCTTCTCGCTATAATACTTATAAATTTCTTGAGCCTATGCTGAACGCTCTTCGTCGGTGAGTGTCATATCAGAATAGATATCTTTAATCTTATCCTGGCACTCTTTCCAAGTAGAAACAATCTCGCCAGTTACATCAGTTACCTGTTGTTTAGCGATATTATACCAATCATTCTCTGCGTCAAGAAGATTTTGCTGAGCATTGGCAATCTGATCTTGATCCGCGGTATATTGATAGTTCCAGTTACCTTGGCTATCTCTTACTAACTGAATTTGGTTCTTAGCATTTTGAGCATCTTCAAGAGCCATCTGAGCCTGTAATACTTGATATTTAGCATTGAGAATATCAAGGTCATACTGAGATAGCTTATTGCCTTCTCTGCGTTGATTAATTTCCTCTTGGAGAGCCTTTAATCTTTCCTTGTGCGCAGAATTGGTAGTGTTGTCGATGTCTTGCTGGAGTTTATTATACCAAGCAGATACTTGATATGCTTCATTTACTTTATCAAAGTAGCGTTCATTTTGCTCAATATAATGATCGTACTTATCTTGTAGCAAGTCAAGACCAACACCATTAGATACCGCTTGGCCAAACTCATAGACAGCTTTCTCGATTTGCTGGAGATACATAGCTTGTGCTATTTCCATTGCCTCTTGAGCAGAAGATAGATAAGCTTCTTGAGCTTCATTAAACTCTTCTAGATATGCGTCTCTTGCTTTCTTATAAGCATCGTAACGCAAATCGGTCTCATCTCCACCAAGAGAATCGAGTTTTGCTTGCGCTTCCTCTAATCTCTGAGCAGCCTATTCGTACCAACCTCTTTGCAGTTTAGCGGATGCTAACTAAGCGTTTAGCTTTTCTTGGCTATTCTTTTGGAGACGATTAAATCCTTCCGCGGTCTTATAAGTTACACCTTGTAAAGTATAAAGCTCTTTAATAGTATCTAGTACAGAAGTATTATGCTCTAACTGATCAGTAAATGCTGCAAATCTCTCAGAAGCCGCATCAACAGCATCTGGAACAATATCCTCAATAGAGTTTGCCCATTCCGCGATAGCTTTTGCAGAATCCACGATATTACCTTGCAAGCTCTTGATTTCATCCATGATGGCTCGTCTATCTGCATCATCTGTAGTGCTTTCGTAAAGCTCTTTAAGAGAATTCCACTCTTCTTGATAGCTTGGCAGTAATGCTGCCTCAGCTTGCGCGCCTTCCGCGGATAATTTAGCACTTTCAAGACCATGAGTTAAAGCATCACCAAACATTTCAGCAATTTCTTTAGACAAGTCTCTGACGGCATCTTTCATAGACTTCACGTCTAGAACAATCTCCATCTTAAACTTGATTTCCTCAAGTTTCTTGTCAGCAATAGAACGAGCATTTTCTTGAATATTATCTGTGGTATCACGAACTACATCTAGAGTGCTTTCATATTGCTCAAGTGCTTTCTGGCGCTGTTCAAAGAGTTTCTTCTCTGCATCAAGCTGATTCTTAAGAGCTGTATGCTCTTCTTCGCTTAAAGTCTTACCAGCAACAGCAAGATTATAACGCTCAACTGCGGCATTATAGAGATTAAGGTTCTCTCTTAATAGATACTCATAGTTAGTGATTTCACCATCTGCGCCGATTTGCGCGTCTGCAAAATACTTCTTAACTAGGGCAGAATCTTGAACAAGATAATCTTGTGCTTCTTTCAGCTTTTGATTATAAAGTTCTTGTTGCTTCTCAAGAGCTTTGATTTCATTCTCGTAACCATCAAGAGCATCGGTTCCCCAAGCCCTATCTGTAGTGTTACTTAAATCATCAAGCAAGTCATCTTGTCTCTGGATTTCTCGATTGATCTCGTGGTAGCGGTCTTCAACTTCTTGAAGAGTCTTTAAGTCCTCTTTGTCGTAAGTTTTACCCTTGCTACCGCCAGAACCCTTTGATCCTTTTCCACTAGAGACATTGCCAAATAGATTATCCAAATTGACAGCGGAAGCGCCAATTTGAGCGATCATACCTTCAATGTCATTAGCAGATGCACCTGCGGAATCAGCAAGATTTTGATACTTCGCTGCAAGATCCGCCCAAGCCTGTTCACTTACAGTATCGGCTTCATCAAGCATTTTCTAGGTGTCTTGCAAGACAGCTGCTTCTTGACTTACACCAGAAGAGCCAGTATATTTAACGCCAAAATTATTGCCGCCAGTGACAGCCCCAGCATCGTTATTAGCAACGGCTTGCATATTTGCAATAGCAGTGCGAGCGAACTCAGCAGAAGACTGTGCCGCAGAACTAAAGGCAGAATCCCAGTTTTGAGCAGTAACTAAGCCATTGTCATATGCAGAATCCGCAGTTTTCTCCTGGTTATCTAATTTAACAGTAGTAGATGCTTTACTATTTAATTGCTCTAAATCTGATAGACCGCCAGATAGTGTGGCCTAGGCTTCAGAAGAAGTCATTGCAGAATCGGTTTCTGCTCCTGCTAGAACCGCTGCGGCTGTTGCCATCTATTGATATACTTGCTGTTTAGCACGTAATAAAGTTGCTTGATTTTCAAGACGAGAAACAGTTGCTTCTCCATCAGCAGCAACCTCTCCACGCGCTGCGGCAATAGCACTTTCAACCATAGTCTGGTTCAAACGAACTGAACCATCACCTATATCTTCCATACCCTGGATAATACCGGGGAATGTGTTATTTAGCTCTCGTATATCGGTTGCGGCAATTACAAAGTTTTCTCCAATTTTAGAAGCTTCATCTTGGATATTTTGCATAGCACTTTTAATGCTATCAAATTCCTGTTCAGCTTGTGTATGGATTTCTACATCGACTGCATAGTTAGCATCTAATAGTTCATCCATTGTATTGGTAAACTCTTCTGGATTGGCTTCAATATTTACTTCCCAATCACTCTCTTGCTCGCCTAAGAAATCTTTAAGTTTATCGCTAGCTTCTTTTGCATTATTAGTTAAATCGTCAAGTTTAATTTGCGCTAATCGATCCTACACATCTTCAAGTGCTTCTGCGAATTTCTATGTTCCCACTTCCCATGTATTAGAAAGCTCGATTGCATCAGCTTGAAGTTCCGGGTATTGGCTCTTAAGGGTATCTAGCTAATCAATTAGATTTTGATATTCTTCATTATCGCTAATATTTTCATAAGTAGTATCACCAGACTGAATACTATCAATTAACGATCTAGCACTCTTTTCACCAGAAGTCGCAGCTTGACTTAAACGCTCATAAAAGCTAGATGGGTCGTAAGAATTTAAACTAGCAATAAAACTGTTATACCATGCTTCTGCATCTGTAACACCAAGATTAGCTAAATCTTCTTTTGTAAGACCCAATGCTTCTAAAAGTTCGTCTTTATTTTGCAGTCCTTTTAGTTGAGCAATATCGTCAGGAGATAACTAATTAAATAAAGTACTTAAATCAATAGACTCGGTTCCTTGCGCCAGCTGATTAAGAATTGTAGTAGCAAAATCAGCTCCGCCAAACGCATCGCCAAGAGAGTTCGCTCCATCCACTAACTTTTGTAGACTTGCTTCATAAGCATCTTGATCGAAGTTATCTAATCCTTCTCCTAGTGAGTCAATTAACTTCTATTGAGCGTAGGTTTGCGCAATCATCTTACGCATATAATCGTCACTTAATGCTTCATCAAAAAGATTTTCACCGCTAGAAGTTTGAAGTTGACCCTTATTCCATCCGCCTTTATAATTTAACTGGTCAACATCGGTACGACCTAAAACCATACTGGCGTATAGTCTAGCTAGTCCTTCGTCTCCATTGACAGATTGGCCGATATAATTGCCTAATGCGCTGTTGGAAGAATACTTATTTTTTGCAACTGTTACATTAGAAAGTGCCTAATCTCTTTCTTCTAGAGCCTATGCTTCTCGCGCTGCGTAAACATCAAGTAAACTATTATAGATACCTTCACTATCTCCTGCAATACCTTTTAATGTATCACTACGGTTTTCTTCAATATTATTCTTGAGAATTTCCTTTGCGTAGTAGTCATTCGCATCACTAGCATCTTTAGTAGAGGTAATAAGAGTTTCTAATTCTGTTCTAAAATCTTCTAACTTTGTTGTACTTAAATCTAATCCAGGTAAAACTCGCTTAAGTCCAGTCTCAAATTCATCTAGAGAAAGAGGCTCTTGAGTATCAAGAATACTCATTGCAGCATCTAGTTCGTTATCGTTTAAGTTTCTAAAATCTCCCCTTAGACTTCTCTTAGCATTTGTGCGTTCGCTTTTAATATTCGCATTGCCAGCATAAATCTAACCAGTATAAAGGGAGCTTTCAGTTTGTCTTTCGCGTGCGTCGGCTTGTGACTGTAATTCTTCGAGCACGCCATCCGCGAATTGAATAATACCCTTATCATCATAATACCACTTAGAACGATCAAATAAATCTTGAGATTCGATTAACTCTTTAGCTTTATCATTTGCGGTTTTAATAGCATCTGCATACTCTTTAGTACCTTCAGTTAAATCATCAATGCTCTGTACCGCAGAATCCCAATCATTGATGGTATTTTTAAGTTCTGTAGCAGCATTTTTTGCATCATCATATGCTTTGCTTAATACTTCGACTCCCGCAGCGGCTTCTTTTGCAGCATCCGCATCAGCGTTATAAGCTTTTACGGTTGCATAAATAGCAACACCAAGAGCCGCAACAAGAGCAATATATGGAGCTAAAGCAATTAATCCAGCTACAATTTCTGCATTTGCTATCGCGGTTGCAGTTGCTACTTCACCTTCAGCCTTAGCCAGAATTTTATCTGCCGCAGCCTTAGCAAGAGACGCAGTGATACCAAGTCCTTTAACAGTAACTTCCTTAGCTTCGCTAATAGTTACGAGCTAAGTCGCGCCTGTCATTGCTTTCGTCAAAGTAATGACAGTAGGTAATAGCATTCCTAAACTTGTGAAGATGGTAATTAAACGCTCTCCCGCGGTCATATCAGAGTCTTGGAAAACATTTCCAATACTCTTAAATGCTTGCATAGCCATAGCTAATTGAGAGAGATAAGTACCTGCGGAAACTATTCTGTCAGCCCAATCTTTTGTTACATAAGCGTTTGTTTCTAGGCTATTTGTTACTTCCTTATTTGCCGCTTCATACTCTTTGGTGACATAAGCCATAGCTTCTGTAGCACTTTTACCTTCTTTAAGAGCGGCTGTAAATCTAACGACAAGATTAACCTAACGTTCTGGTAAGAAATTAGTTAAAGTATCTTTCAAGATAGTTGACTGAGCATTTAGATCATCTAATTGTCTGTCAACATCTGTAAAATAATCTAAAATCTCTTGTTCCGAAGCGCCTGGTTTGATTCCGCCCATCTCATAAGCAACTTTTTTTAATTCAGTGCTTAGCTCATCGCTATCATTGCTTAAAGATTTAATTCTATTAGAGATGGCACGTAAATCCACTTGCTTTTTAGATACAGATTCTAATCTGGTAATTATTCTAGCAATAGCTTCATCAGCAGAACGACTCTTAGAAATAAGGTCCTGAACTCCAGTAACTGCATTTTTTACTACATCGCTGCTAGCGCTGCCTTTTCTTCCGCCTAAATATCTGTTAATATCACTTTTACTATCAACAGAAATATTATCCTTAATATCTTGCTTATACTGCGCCGCCAATTCTTCATTTAATGTGATCTAGCGGGCATACTCTTTAGACTGTTCTTGCAAAGACTGTAAATGATTAAGGTCTGCCTAAAGAACACTTTTCTGACGCTCATTTAATTCATCAATTTTAGAATTGACCAATCCACGTAATTCAACCTACTTTTGTGTGATATCTAGAGCTTCTCTCGCTGGACCTTCGACGCCCATTTTTTCAATAGAAATACTTTGAGCAAGAATAGCGGCCTATTGCTAAAGAGCTCTCGCGCGTGCCTATTCTTGATTGGTTAAAAAGCCAATTTGAACAGCGCTCTCTCGCAAACTTTCAGCAATCTTATCTCCATAGACCTTGTTAATTAGTAGCACAGATACCGCTAATACGCCATTCATACCACCCATAGCATCAATAACATCAGCTGTACCGCTCAATAAAGGAGTAATTAAATCATCTACTTTAATGTAGAAATCTGGATTGATTAAACTGTCATAAATATCTTCCGCGGCAGCCTTGGTTCTATCTCTAGCAGCTTCCCAAGATTCAGCGTAAATCTCGGCTTGTTGCTCTAACGCACCATCTGCATCTTGTGCCATAGCTAGATTCTCTTTGAAGAAATCCCAGTTATCCATCAATGCGATTAACTGTGTCCATTGGCGTACGCCTGCAACTGTCTCGGCTAGAGCAATCTTCTGATCTTGAGCAAGAGTATTCCATCTACTACCAAGATCATCGATGATTTCGTCCATACCTTTAAGTTCTCCATTGGTATCCTTAATTTGAACACCAACAGTAGCAAGAGCCTGAGAATACTTATTCAAGGTAGTTCCGTCATCAAGAGTTTCTCCTTGATTCAAACCCTGAATACGAGAGAACAAGGTTCTAAATGCAGTACCAACAACACTAGCACTCTCACGAGTTTGTGCAGTAACGGTAGCAAGAGCAGACGCAGCATACTCATAGCTTAATCCTACTGTATTAGCCACAGCTGCAAACTTCTAGATACCTTCAGAGATTTCGTCAGAACTAGATGCAGTAGCAGCACCTAATTTAACCATGACATCAGCATAATGTTCAAGGCTCTGACTTCCATCATAGAAGTTGTTCCAAATAGCAGTTAATTGCTGGGACGCGGTTTCCGCGGTAGTACCAGCTACATTAGCCATCTTGATCGTGGTTTCTGTACGATCAAGTACCTCTTGATCTGTTAAACCTTGCTGATAGTAAATTAAAGAAGCATCAGTATAGTTAGTCGTAGTCGTACTTAATGCTTTGGCTGCTTTATTTGCCTATTCAGCAAAACGGGCCATATCTTCCGCAGATTTCTCACTTACAATACGAATTTCATTAAGTGATCTATCTAAATTTTTAGAATACCCATAGGCTTGCTCTAAAGAACCAACAAATCCATGCAGTACGCTAGATGTTAGCTACCAACGCATTGTGTTCTTCATAGTTACCCATAATTCGTTCATCAGGGTATTGGTTCTACGCAACGGTAATTCAGCCTAAGTAATAGATGAAGCTACTTTCAAAAATGCCTCTGTACCAGCTGGACCGAGCTAGACCATCTGATTATAATATGACCTTAAACTTTGTCCACTATCTTCTAATTTTTTATTAAAAACAGATAAATCTAATTTACCAGTGTTAGTATTTACTGCTGACTATAGATTCTTAGCTAAATCTAAAGCAGCAGTAGAAGCTTTCTATAGAGTAGGAACAACTTGAGATTTAGTTCCTAATGTCTATAGACTAGTGACAGCCTCTTGCAAAGATGCTTCAAATTTACTAGTATCCGCATTAACGCCAATCGTATAATTTAGACGCTTTGCCATAGTCCTTTTCCTCCTTTAACACCTATATAAACAAAATAAAGGCTCTTGAGAATTAGTATCCTCAAGAGCCTTTTAATTCTCTACTTAATCTGAGAATTTAATTAGATTACTTAATCTTTTCCAACCACATCTTTGATTACGGCCAGAGTCTCTAGATTCTCACCATTCTTAATCTTGTCTAAAATTTCAGTAATCTGTGAATCTAATCCACCTGCATTTGCTGTCATAGCCTGAATAATGCCAGCCGCAGAAGAATTATATCTAGCAATATCGCTAACTGTATCATTTACGAGTTCTTTCATAAACTCGATTTCATCCTCTGGAATAGTAGAAATAATCTGATCAATCACGCCATTCTCTTCCAAAAGGTCGTAAGTCTTAGAAACTTCTGTCATTTGTTTCTCTGTAAAGGTAATATTTGCATACCACTTACATACAGCAATAGAGAAATAAACCTCAATTCTTACCGGACTAAAACAACCTGTCATGTCATCAAGAGCATGATTAACAATAAACTGAATAAATTCTGCTTTTTCATCAACAGGAAGATAATTGCGGATTTCAAGCGTAATATCGTCAGTAAGCGGGCAATTGGTGGTAATTTTCTTAGCCTTTAGCCCCAGCTTAGTAAAAGTCATTTTCATAGGTATTAACTCCTTTAACTCATTTATATTTTAATTATACTAGATAATTAATCTTTTGTCAAGTTTATTAAAATAAAGATTTTAATATATTTGAATTTAAACTAGCAGAAATAGTCAATGTATTAATTACATCTCTAACCATCTGGCTACGTACATTAGCGGCTTCAATATCTGGTGCCCATTCTGGTTTACCATCCGCCGCAACAAAGCTATTATCCACCTTAGAGTCAGAAGTAGAAAAACCTCGAATCTCGGTCGATAGCCCTTTTAATGTATTGGCACAAATTCTATTAACAATACTTACAATAGAATAAACTTTGCCATTATACATTAAAAATTGCGCTCTGTCTAAACTGCCGATAGGAGAGCCTCCCGATACCAGCTATTCTCCAGAACCGCTAATCCATTCATTAAAGAAGGACGCTGCAATAGTAGACCGAATAGCATTATAAGCTTGATAGAATCCACCTTTACGTCCTCCGCCACTTAATCTATGAGCAATAACATTGTATGCATATTGCTATCTATCTGGTGGTTCATTCTCTAAGAAAGTTCTTAAAGGAGTTCTACTAACAATATGGATATTTTTAGATTTAGCAGATTGCCATTTAATTGAAGCATTAGTAGCAATCTCAATGGTAGCTGTAGTACCATTCTATAGAGTAACCCCAAGATTAAATAATCCATTAGAGATAATATCTACTTTAGCTGTACGACCGGATTGAGCGCCAACCGCGGTTCCAGATTGCTTAGTAGTAGGAATAGTACCTTTATCCCAAGTTAATTTACCACCAGATGATGCAATCAAAGAATCAAATGCCTAATCTGCATTATTTGAAATTTCGAATAGCACATTTTTCATCATTCGCTCTGCTAAAGGTTCACCAATAGCTCTAGAGAAGATATTAGCAATAGTAGAGGCAAAACTTTGAGTAGAAACAGAGCCATTGATAGATAGATTTTTAGCCGCAGTACTCAAATATCCTATAACTTGTGAAGCAATTCCAATCGTATTTAATGATACTAAAGATACCACATCATTATAAGCAGCTTTACCCTCAAACACTTTCTATAAAGCAGAAAAAGCTCTTAACTCACTCTTGTTTGGTGTAGCGTTTACAAGATCTAATGCTTGTTTAATGTAGTCAAAAAACTTAGAAGCATCGTCTACCGGACCATTAAGTAGCATAGAATTATACTGGCTAGAAATATTTGTGACAGCATCTTCATACGATCCGCCATCTATAACGCTACTATATTTCTCCATGAGTAGGTTGTTCATAGCTGCCGCAATACTATCAAGAGTTTCCTCCATAAGAGGACCTTCGCTTAAAGCTTTAATAATCTATACACTAGATCTCGCAGCCGTAGTATCTTGATTCATCTGCGCTATTAAAGCTTGAGCCTGCGCAGCAGATGCAGCTCCACCGGCTTTCATATCATTAAGAATAAGCTAGGTCTTATATTTATACCAAGCTGCGGCAGGTGCGGCAAGGTGCTATGCAGACTATTGTTTATAGTGAATATAGAAGTGATCGACGTATGCATCAACATCGATCGGCATACTCATGTCACCAAGATTATGCTTCTTTTGATGCATGGATGCGGATTTTGGTATTCTTGCCATATCTCCTTTACCTCCAGATAAAAAGAAAAAGGGAGGACTTAATGTCCTCCCTTAAATTCAGATTAAGTCCTCATCTTCATCCGCTATAAAGCTTAGTCGTTTAGCAGCAGATTGGGTCTGGACTGGTTCTGTATATTTAGACTCCGCGTCATTGGCCTCCAGAGTATTTATTCCCCCGCTGTGCAGGCTTCTCTCTTCTCTTCAGCAGCGGCTACATCATCCATAACGACCTGGATAGCAGCAAGAACTTTCTTGGTAAGATCGAACTTGGTATAGCCAGGGAATGCGTCAACCACGAAGCTGAAAGTAGAAGGATCACCGCTAGATGCCATAGAGAAGGTGAAGTTAGACTGAACTTTACCATTAGGAATTACAAATTCCGCAGGCATATCAAGACCAGTATTCTCATCGCGGAACAGAGTGGAAGCTTCAATATAGAAGTTCTGACCCTTAATCTCTGGGGTGATTTCAATTAGCATGGTGTTGGAAACCTTCTTGATGTAATAGTCAACAAGAACAACCTTGCCAACTTCAAGATCCTTATGTCCAGCTGCGCCATCAGCATAGCAGGTAATAGTGGTCTTACCATCGCCATAAACAACTGCGGCAGGAACACAAGGTTCAACATCAACAGTACCAGAATCGCTTAATACCATGCAGAAGATATCTGCATTAGCATGCTTGTAATCAGCTGCAGTGCCAGTACCAGGAGTACCAGTTGCAGTACCATTCCAGCAAGCAATCTCTGGAATTTCAATAGTATTCTTAGCAGTTACCTGAACCTGAGAAGTCATGTGAACATAAACAGGCTTTTCGGCAGTAGCAGTAGCTAAACCGGCACCAGAAAGAATGGCCAGGCTCTCAGGACTAATAAGAGCATCTTCCATATTGAAGGTGAGAGTACGCTCGCCTTCCCATGCGATCAAACGAGTGTTACCGCGTCCACCAGTTGCATAAACTGTGGTAGAAGCGCCCTCAAGGCTAGAAGTCTTTAGAGAGTCGAAATAAATGACAGGCTCATTCTTATAGAAAGTGCGGCCGCCGAGAGTTATCTTAGACTTAGCACGGAATGCTACGTCGCAAATTTCGCGTACGCCAAATCTCATAGTATATTTCCTCCTTATTTATTGGGATGTAATTCTTTCATCCAAGATTCAACTTGTTTATCGGGCTTCCCGCCCGCAAGTCTAACTTTAAGGTCGGTATCCCATTCAACATAACCCGTATATCTCTCCATTAAATCAAATAGCTGAAACATATTTAATGCTCCACATTCACTTAATGAAATTACTTTAGCTACTGTTAAAACAGAGATATAGCGAGTTAGAACGCTCTCATTACTTGTTCCTTTCTATTCAGCAACTTTGCGGCGATTCCGCATGATTTTATCCGCAATTTTTTTAGCTCTATCGTTCGCCGGATTGTAAATAACATTTTCGCCTTGAAATAAGCTATTTACGCATAAAATCTCGCGTATTACGCTCTGAAAAACAGTAAAGTTACTATCATCTATCATTACTGTTTTAGCGGATTCACCAACGATAGTAAGAATAATACTATTCTTGGTAATCATTGCTGTATACTCAGGAAAAAGTAACTTAAGCAGAGTAATCAAAGCAATCTTTTTTTCTTTATCCTACGATTGCTCTAATACTTTCATCAATACTTGAAAATTAGTCAAAGACGCTAAAAGAGTTTCGTCCTATACTAATGACTCTTTCTCTAAACAGATATATTGAACAGCCATAAAAAACTGCTACTCACCCATGTAAGCTATATCTTTAATGGTCGGGACATGGACAGTTAATTGTAATTCAGGAATAGGAATATCAATCCCGGCCATTAAAGCTAGTCTATAGTCAGCCATTTACAGGATTTTTCTAGTCCTCATGACCTCTAACAGCTAGATAGGTCAGAGACACTCCCGCAAATTCTTCGTTATATACATAGGGGGTAGCAGATACAAACTCAAGTTCACCGATGCCGGTTAAGTGAGTTTTATCAAGCATGGCATCTATCTCTCCCGCGACCCTATAAGGGCGTAGCTCAAAGTCTCCTAAATCCCAGTTGTCATAGTGACAAATAATATCAATACCAAATGTATTATCTCGATATTCTGGATTCGAAGCGTTTCTAATGACAGTGCCATAAGTCAATCTAATATAGGTTTTTTCTTTACTATCAATCTTAATCTTTGGGACAGATGAAATCTGATGACTAGTAAATAGTTCCTTAATCTGTTCTCCGTTTGGTAAAGGTTGAGATTGCCAGTCTCTTGTTTCATAAACTAATAATCTCAAGAGATTAGGATTTGATAGAATACGGTCGATAATAATCGCCGCGTCTTTAGGCATACCCAATAAACTAGACTTGGGGTACTCATATGAATTATGTTTCATGCGCGATCACCTCAATACAATGATTCAACTACAACGACCTTTTTTCTTACATCATTACCCTTTGTCCATTGTAATGTGAATTGACCACTTGTAGTTTTATTCCAAATCACTGTAGCTGTCTAATTTCCAGTTACCTGTAAACAGGCAGGTACATTTTCAAGTATCTTCCATTCTCCGTCCGCAATATCGACGGAGTAAGTAGCCGCAATTTTCGGCTTTATAAAAGTCTCACCGATAATCTTGCTATCAGGAGTAGGATTAGTAGGTTCAAAAACCAAACCATCCTTCATCTCTTTCTCAAGGTCATCAGTGGTATCATTCCAGTAATTCTCTTCCGCATTGACTTCGATAATATTTTTCATACTAATCGAATCTGGAGCTTCAACTCTCCAGCACTTCCCCGCAAAGATAAATTCTGAATATCTATCAAAAGCATGAAGTGTCTTTTCATTACGCGGCATAAGAATATTCAAACTTAGATTAGGAGTATCAATTCTCTATTGATTCTTTTGAATAGAATTGATTTGTGTCTCTACTGGACCTCGAATGGCCGCATAAGTAGAACACCAATTTCCGTCCTAATCCTTGAAACGAATCTTATATCTACAGCGTCTTATTTCTCCTCTAAAGTAGGCATCTTCAGTAATCTCTTGAGTATAGATCAGCCAATATGTATTTGTTTTCTTCCATTCAAATACATCACCAGGTTCATAACCATGCTCGTAATCAATAGAAACGATCTTGTCGTCGTAATCCTGCTTTACCTTATCTGGATTGATAAGAGCGCGAATCTCTCCATAAACCCCCATGTCCGCATCTACACCGGAGGGTTCAATCTCAAGCACTTCTGTATTTCTCTAAACCATCTCAATCGAAGCAGCTTGATAAGAATATAACAAAGCTCTATGTAAAGTGCGTTGTTTATCCTTAATCATGCGGTCTTCCTGATGAATACCGCCTTGCCACTCGAATCTCTTCCGCATTAATTCTAAATTAATCATTGCGAATCACCTGAGTTAATAAGTCGATACATCTAAATACAGTCTTTCTATAAATCATAAAATCATTACAAGCATCTGAGGTTAAGCCCTCTAACTTTGATAATAAAATTAATCCTTCTACTTTATCCTTGTAAATATGCACCAAACCAGAAATTTCTTCTAGCATAGTTTTTAGATGTGTCTCCCAATCTTCGCCATTTTCACGCATAGGAATTAACTTCCATAGTTGATTGATAAGTCTCTTCATATCTTGGTCGACAGTACTCATTGGAAAGTTAATATTATACTTATCCATCAAAGGTACTCGTTTCTCTAAGAGTAGACCAGTTAGACTTAATAGAGCCGTTATTATCAATCATCTTTCTGCGTTTATAGAGGCGTTGCATATGATGCGCCTAACGCTCAGCCTCTTTCTTAAGTTCCATTAATTTAGCGAGATGGTTTGCTTGAGAGGTCATTTTGAAATCGCTACCAGAGTATTTCATTCTCGTCTGTTCAACAGACGCTACTTGACGCTGAAGCCAAGTATTATACATTAGTAGCGCAAGAATGTTAATTTCTTCGGAAGTTAAATGGCAATTAAAAGTCTCACCATTCACGTCATAATCATAGAGTGGAAAACGCGGAAATTCAAATCCTGGGATGGCATCAAGTAAAATATTTAGCAAATCTTTCTTGGTGTCTTCCTCAGTCCACTCCATATACATATCGTCGGTAATCTTACCGAAGAAACGATTGTATATATCTTCAAAGGGTGTAGGATCCCCTTGAATTGGATACTTTTCATCCATGGGGATTACCTCCCTTATTCTTTAGCCTCCACGGGCTTTTTAATTGTAGTGGTAGAAGAACGACGTCCGGTTGCCGCAGGAGTGCTGATAACCTTTTCGGCCTTCTTCTCGTTCTCGTCAGGCTTCATATTTTCGATAGCTTTGCTCACATCAAAACCAAGCTGGGCTTTAATAGCCTCTCTCTTATCGTAGTCATTTAATGGTTTGCTAACAGCGTACTGTTTGATAAGATCTTTTGTGCCATTAGGAGCAAAATCAAGAGCATCCTTAAATTCATCAATAGAACAAGATTCCATCCAGCTGGGAATCTGTTCCTCAGTCAGATAATACTCTGGTTCTACATCCTTATTAAGTAAATGACGAAGAATTTCATCATCATTAATAAAGAGATAATTATAGATAAGCTCTTTTCCGCCGCCCATCATAGACAAAGAATCTAACTCATCAACCTTGATATGCTTAGTTTCATGAGGAGCGAACTCTCTGCGGACACCCAATTCGGGGATATTATAAATAACAAAGCCTGCGCTCTTGTTAGTGACATTGCACTGGTCTTTCATAATTAAAAACTCCTTTTTCTCAAATAATGAATTAAAGGGGATAGGGATATATCCCTATCCCCTCGAATAGTTTATTGAATTACGTCAAGCTTGCCCTGAAGCTGAGTATCAACGTAAGAGAAGATGTTGTTAGTCATCATAACGCCAACGCCAACCTTGCGGTAGACCTGGATGTCACGAGACCAGTCATCATTATCATTACGCTCACGAACGTGAGTAGTACCCTCGAAAGCAACCTTAACAGGCTTCTCGCCAGCGCCAGAAGGAATAACCCAAGCATAGCCAGGATCGATTACCTTACGGCTGTTGGTTTCATCCTCAAGAGTCTGAGGAAGAATTACAACACGAACACCCTTATAGTTAGCAAGATAACCGGTGTTCCAACGCTCGTTACGAATCTCGTCAGAGATCCAGCCCTCAGCAGGAACAATCTTTACTGCGAACTCACGAGTGCAGTAAATAGTAGGAGTGCCATAAGCACTTGCGGTAGTAACAAGACGGTCAAGACCAGTCTCATCGAAACCAGCAGCGCTTACACGGTTAGCCGCGGGAAGCTGATCAATTGCGCCCATAAGAGCCTGAGCGATCTCACGATAAATGAGTTCGTCCATGCCATCCATAATGATCTGAGTGAGTTCAGCGAAGTTCACACGACCGTCAAGGAACTCTTCGAAGCCAATCTGAGCGGCTCCGCCGATAGCACTGGTACCAACTTCGAAGCTCTCAGAACCGAGCTTGAAGGTCTCGTATACGCCGGCAAGACCGACACGAGTGATGAACTGCTTAGCGCGAGTCTTACCAGTTCTACGCTTAAAGACGGGGCGATCACCCTGAGCGAATGTCTGAATCTCAGCAAACTGACCATAAGCATTGATCAGACGATTAGGAACGATATCGTCCATAGTCTGCTCCATGAGAGAGAATACCAAACGCTTATTCTGCTCATAAAGCTCTTTAGTACCAACGAGAGCGTTGAGTTCACTACGAAGAGTCTCGTTCATAGCGCTGTAAGAGAGATTCTCGTTATTATAAGAGAAGTTAGTAGAAGGAGTAGCGTTAGCTACATTCTTCATTAACTGTAGTAAATTAGCCTTATCCATTATTTTAACCCTCCTTTATCAACCAATGCGCTGAACTTTAACGCCAGGCTGTAAGTCAGGCATGGTGTAAACCTTTACAACCACGAACTTAGGATCTTCGTCTCCGCCTGTTGCGGTTTTACCTTCATCCTTAGTCAGATAACCATCAGTATCAATTTTGAGCTGATCGCCAACACTTAGAGAGCCAGCTTCAGCCTTAATTGTATTAGTAGTCCAAATGTCGCCGTTAGGGACAGCGATAACACGAGGAACCATCTTAGTGCCATCTGGCATTAGCTGAGGATAGTTAAAAGTCTCAACTTCCTTCTTGAAAGCAGCGTTGCTACCCTCGCGGACAGCCTCACCAGTATAATCAAGAACGGTCTTAAGATCGGACTTAGTCTGACCGATTGGGCTATAGACACGAGCATTGTAGCGGTCCTTAATCATAGCGAAATCAGCATCAGTCTCGCGATCCTCATAAATCTTTACTTCATTGAAAACCATGCGCCATGGACCTGCACCATCAAAGTCACAGACACCCTTGGCATAATCGTATTTTACGAACTGGCCATTCTCAAGTAGCTCGATGCTTGCCGCTGCGGGAAGCTGAGCGTACACCTGGCCATTGCGCTTAGCGGACATATGGTTAGGTTCAACCTGGCCATATCCGTAAGTTACAAAAGTAGCGTTGCCTAAACGCTTTGCACTCTTAGCCATATTATTTAATCCTCCTTATAGCTTTTTCGCGGTTTCGCGAACTGCCTTAATCCACTCTGGGACATTATCATCAGCGGGATTTTCAAGATTAAACAATCCCTTGGGCTGGTTATCGTCCTGTTCATTGTTGTTATTAAGGTTAAAGTTGACCTTGTTGCGAACGCAGATAATAGACAGCTTCGCTTCAATGTCATCCAAAGAATAAGTATCAATATGCTCAACAACATCCTTCTTGTCGTCGTCGCTCAGCATATAGAAACCATCAATCATGCTCTGCTTTTCCTTGCGGTCCGCAGTCAGCTTGAACTCTCTGAGAGAAGTTACCTCTGTCTCAAGATCGCTCTTCTCCTGCTTAAGAGTCTCAAATTCGCCCTGAAGAGTCTCATACTTACCAAGTAACTCAGTATACTCAGTTACTTTATCAAGATTGTACTTCTTCTTAGGCTCTTCCTTGTTATTATCGGCAGGCTTATTGTCGCCGTCCTTTGGCTTGTTATCTTCTGGAGCAGGATTGCCTTCTGGTTTCTTCTTGTTCTCGTCCTCAGGCTGCTTCTTTGCTTCGAAGTTAGGATCCTCGGGGTTGCCGAGAGTCTTTTTATTCTCGTCCATAGTCTCGTGAGAGCCTCCTTTATTCAAAGTTTTCTGTAATTCAGTTAGCATAGAGAACATCGTAGTTCTAAGTTCTTCCATGTTCTCTAGGGAGAATTCAGTCTTGAATTGTGCGCCCTCAAAACATGGCTCAACTGATTCTCCGAGAATACAAAGTTTTTCAATCAATGCTTCATTGTAAATGAAAAATCTACTACCCGAATTATTATCTTTTGCCCAAAAACCTTTTTGAGTTTCTTTATTCAGTTCCATAGACTGATTGTTGCCATGCTCGAATAGCCGCTGAGATTCAGGGTAAGCGCTCGTCCAGATGTAACATTCAGTTACAAGATACTCACGCTCAACGCCTTCGTCATCAAACTTCTGGAACCAAACTTTCGCGTCCGTAGGGACGAAACCGTATGGTTTAGTGGTGTCAAGAACCTCGATATTTCCGCCACCCCGCAGAGAAATCTCTTTGTTGTGTCCTTCAAAATCGTTTGTTGCTTGATTAAAATAGCCAACAACAGGAGAACCTGGCAGTTTTCTACCCATCTCTGTTGCAACTTTCTTAGTGATAACAGTTCCGTTTCTGTTGGGATTTTGTCCTACATAGCAGACCTTCACCTAACACTTGCTGATTAAAGGAGATATTTCAGTCGCATTGATGAATTCCAATGTGTTAGCAATAGGAATACTAATATGCAAGTTCTATCCCTCCTTATGACATGCTTTCACGGTTAGCAATCGTCTTATCGCTCTTTGCCTCATCAGACTTTTCCGGACGACCAGACTATTTCTGTTCCGTTACTTTTGTTGTGCTTGAACTTGTCTACTTATTCTAAGAGTTATTCTAATCATTCTAATCTTTTTTGACCACGCTTCCACTCATTGTACTACTCATCATGGGTGGAATCATTATCTCAGATAGATGTAGAATCTCATTTTCGAATGTTAAAGTAGCCAAAATACTAGATTGAGAATGACCAAGAGCAATTTGTGGCAACATCTTAGGATAGCCCATTTGCGCGTGTTCTTTATACAACTTAGCTAGTTCTTTATAGTTAAATTGCGTTGTTTCTAGCATTGATACTCTAAATTCGTAGTGACCTTTGCGGTTAAACTTTTCTACTATCTTATTCAACAGATTAGCAAACTGTAAAGGTAGTTCTCTAATACTGGCTTCATCTGTTAAGATAGCATTAGTCACAGCTAAATTACCGTCCGCATTGAATAAGTTACGAGAAATACCAGCATTGTTAAATACTGTACGCTCAACTTTTTCAAGGTCATCTGTCGTAGTATTGGAATTACTATCCTTGGTATCAATCTTCTCAATATCAGCAAAAGTAGTAAGCACATCCACACCAACCGCGCGCTTAAGCATCGCGACCGCATTATTATGGATGTCTCTTGCTTCATCTACGTCAAAGATTAAGTCACCATTCTTATCAAGCGGTAATTTCTGGATAATAATTTTTAATAGCTGTTGCATTGTCTTCTATCTATCTAACTCTTGAGCTTGGTCAAGGTCAATGATAGAGGGAATAACTCCAACAAGAGGTGGAAAACAACTATCATTCAATCCCAGCTTCACCGAAACTGCGGGGTCGAGAGGATACCAGCAACTTAAGTCTCCTGGATAATCCCCCTTAAGCTTGCCTTGTTTGTATAAGACATAGCCTTGCTAAACATCCTTGGGGAATGTTTTTAGAATTGCCATTCTCTATTGAATATTAGAGAAATAGGCGTCAAAGAACTAAAGATTCAGTTCTACGATTGGATCAACTCCAGAGTAGTAGCGATTACGACAATATGAAGCGGGAAGTTTTTGGATACCAAATCGATCTCCGAAATCCACGAAGATGCCATAATAGACACCATCTTTCATAATATCGAGAGCAATATTTCCGCATAGTCGCTTAACGTCAGATCTATCAAGGTACAGTAGTACCTTTGAGAAGTCACCAAGAATCTTATTTTCTTTTTCCTTAGATACATCTGTAAAGTAAGGAGTTACATACCAGTCATATCTATAAAGAGTAGCTAAGTATTTACACAATCTGTAATAAATACCACTAGACTCAAAGAAATATTCAGAAATCTCTCTTAGTGTCTTGTAATCATGTCGGTAAATAGCATTGAGAACAAAGCCCTTATCGCCGTAGTTTGGGTTGACCTTCTTGTAAGTGCCAAGATTTACGAGTGCATTATCCACGGTACGAATGCCCACCCGCATTTTAGCATAATCACGTGGAGCCATATCTTCTTCGCCCATTAAATTAAAGCCTTTATCTCGTATGTCTTGTTGTCTGCGCTTAAGCAAGGTTTGTCACCTCCTTAATACCCGGCCTTCTGCATTATATAGTCATACGTTAATATATTTTCATCCGTATATGGAATCTCTATTAAAGTAAGACCTTTCAATGCGCAGAATCTCCTCTTTTGATTATCATTATATTTCTATTGATACAATCCTCTATTGCCGCCAAATTTACTGACTGCTTGATAATGCTATTTTCCTTGATACTCAATCAAGAAATCTAGATTACCATCATCATCAAAGACGGCAAAATCAAATCGTAGAGGACGTCCACTAGGGGCTTTCAATCCCGCGAATTCATACTCTTCTTTAAAGTTAATATCATTCGCTTCTAGGATCTCATGTATCTTAATTTCTCCTCTTGATGCTCGCATAGATTAAATCACATCCTCTATCTATTATTAAAAAATCTAATAGGGCTATTATTTAACTATGCCCACTTAACTAATAAACATAAAATCAGCGAAGCGACCTTTCTTTCTCTTGCGCTTACTATCTTCTTCTTGCTTGATATAATATAGACCGTATTCAAAAGCTGAGAATTTATCCTTTGTAATAGATTTATTAGCTTGCTTCAAGATAATATTAACGCCTTCATTTTCCTCGCGCAAATTCAGCATTTCATCTCGCAGAATAGAAGTATAAGTGAAAGGTTGTAAATATGCCGCTCTCTCTTCTGGTTTCATTGCTTGACCCTTTTTAGTTCCTAACAACTTGTTCTTCGCAATTCTTTCGTCAATTAAGAATTTCACCTTGCCAGCCCGCATTTGCGTCTATGCATTGCTGTGAGCTTCGGTGTTAATTGGCGCATTAGCTTTAATCTCATAAATAGCATCATATTCCGTTCTATCAGTTCTATACTTCTTATACTCTCCATCATCATCATTCTATACGCCAAAATCAGGGAAAAAATCATCTGTCTCAGGGTCAACTTGAGACTTAACCATATAGTCCATTAGACCGGCACCCAAACCATTACCGTCGATAACAACAGTTTTAGCCTTGAACTAATAATATAACTTTTTAATTTTAATTGCCTAATCTTCAAAGTGTTCGTCATCCATTGTAAACATATTAACTAATGACTTAATTGCAGGTCCCTAGGACTGCGGTGTAACTTTGAAAACACAAATTACACTTTGACATTTTTTACGTCCAACGTCCACAGACAAGACATAATAAGCTCTATCAGAAGAACGACCAGAAGCTTCATACTCTGGTTGTTGTAATTTACGATTACGGTCAAATACTTCTCCATTGAAGAATGCATCCTCAACAGTACCACTCCAACGAGATTCATACTCACGATCAAAAGAAGCCTCATTAAAGGTACCGTCCTGCTTTAGCTCTTGAACGAAGTTTTTACTTTGTAGACCAACTAATACAGGGATACGCCAAGTACCGCCCATAACAATCGCTTTCTCTGGATCAAGAACCATACGAATCAAGAGCTGAATCAATTTATTGTACGGGAAAGTATTCTTCCAGCCTGCGGTGGTGACATAGATTTGACTCTTATTCAAGGTTTCTGCTTCTTGAACCGTACCATCCATACACTCACGGTCAATGTTCATTAGAGGAATAAGAACTTCGTTTAAGATAGTGCCATCGACACCAACACATTCCTCAATTAGACCACCATGACGACGCTTACCACGAGAACTCTCTCTCGCGGCAACGTTATCAAAGTAAGAGCCATTCTTAAAGATATATTTACAATAGTCTTTACCCTCTTGGGTCTTACCTCTTCGCCAGTCAATCTCTCTTTCAAACGCAGGAATCTTCTAACAAATTTCCTAAACCTTTTCTTTAGCAATGCCAGCAGCCTGTTCCTTACCACCAGAAGTAACGAACAATTTACTTCTCGGATACAAAATACATCTACACATTAGTACCATGATAGATAAGAAAGACTTAGAATAAGCACGCGGGAATACCATGTATACATACTTGTAGCGCATGGCAGCTCGCAAGAATACTCTTTGATAGAAGAAGAAGTTTAGCTCCTTCTTACGAGTAGGATCTCCGCCAGTTTGAAGGAAATCGACGAAGATATCAGGATATTCTCTCCAAAAAGCAATATATTGACGTGCCGCAGGAATGATTGCCCGCACGCGTTCTTCAGATAAACCAATCTTCTTATTTTTATTGGAGAGGTTTAATAAATCAGCTAATGCCATTTACTCCACCTCCCGCAGATATTCCTTATCCTTCTCAGCTTCCTATTGTTTCATTTCTTCAAATTCTTCATAGTCAGCATCAGTCAATACTTTATCTTCTGGATAATCGTAAATCTCATTATCTTCTTCATCACCACCATCAACATCAATCTTAGCTTCTCTTTCCTTATCTTGAGCAATAGCTCTAACAGATGCATCAATCATGTTACCGAGATTCATTTCTTCTGTAACAAGAGAGTAAGTGTAATGTTGAAGGTCTTGTAAAACTTTATCTACCTTATCCATCGGTCCATCAGTGTAATAGCGAGGAATAAATCCTTCGCGTTCGCAAATTGTAACTAATTCGCCAATGGAATCTACAAACTCGCCAGATTCAGCTTTATTCTGCGCGGCTGTGAGTTTAGCGCTCTTCATCAAGCTATCATACATCTTGATCATCTTCTGCGCACCATCGACATCGCCGCAATCTAGAAGCTAATTAGATTTCAAGGAAGTCTTACAAATCATGATAAGGGTATCTTTCATGCCAGCACCTTGAATATCATATGAAGCCATCATATCATTATATAATTGCTCCAACCGCACCCATTCCTCTGGGCGGTATCCTCGACCCCACTTAAGTCTCAACATTACTTTATCTTCCTCAGTAAGTTCATCTGAGAAATCATCATCGGCTTCTGAAGGGTCATAATATTCAGGAGTACCTACAGCTTCTTGTGGCTCAGTTAAAATTTTGGGCTTAGGAGGAGTTCTGTCTGTCGCAAGCTCAGTCTCAATCTCTTCACCAGTCATACCTTGCGCTTTCATTTGATTAATCTTGCGCATACGCTGCTCTTCTTCAAGAGATTCTGTATCTGCCCAAGAATACTGGCTCCATTGCTTTAGCTTCATCTTCGATAGGTAACGGCCAATAATAGTTAATCCAGTTACCTTCTTTGGGTCTTTACCATATTTCTCAAGTAAAGCATCCCATTCTTCTTTAATATAAGGCACATCAATTTCTTGTAAAATCCATTTATATGTTTCTGGGTCCCAGTTATCGACGTGCATGGTTAAACATTTCTTGCAAATATCCATCTTTCCATCAGGTGGATATTTCTCTACATTCTTAGAAGTGTAGAATTCACTATCATTCATAGTCTTTCCGCACTTCTTGCAAAAATGCTGTCCAGCCATACGAATCAACCTCTTTTCTTATTACGGCATTTCTTACAAATAGAATACCAATTATCTTTACTTGTCTTATTCTTTGAAAAGAAAAGATTGTTCGCTGGCTTAATTTGCCCACATTTAGAGCATTTTTTCATGGGGTATCCACGCTTGGTGTACTCCCAAATTAAGAAATCTTCTTTAGCCTATTCTGCGATTACCTTCGGAATCTTATTGCGCCATAGGCTAGAAATATATTCTACACTATAGGTTTGATGAAATTCTTCATCAAGTAATTTTTGAATCTCGCTATTTGGTTTACCATCAATCTTCCACTCAACAATTCTATCATAGATAGGATAATCAGCAAGAGCCTTAGTACATAAGTTATCAAAGTCTTGCATTAAATACCAAGTATCTCCCTCAAACTAATCCCAACTATCTTCCTTGAGCTTAGAATAATTACATAAAATAGCAGATACTACTTTAGTATCCATTAATGAAATGCCATCTACAACGATTTCAGAACCATCTAAATAACTCTTATCATCAAGAGGTAGCGATGTTCTAGCAGATCTCGTTAATCGGCACGGAATGATTGGCTTCTAATAAGCCTGCTTAATAATATATTGGTCTTTCCGCATTTCGATTAACGCTTTCTTCATCATAAAAGCAGTCTTACCAGAGGCGTGCTTCGCTGCTGCTTCCCAAGCGTTTATAGTATCTCGCAGTTGTTTCAAACAGGGGATTGTCTCTAAATCTTTATCTGTAATCGAAATCTTCGGTTGAAAAATTACATTCTTATTTTCATTAACTAAATTATAAATACCATCTTCGCCGTTCTCTAACTAACTAACAAGACCCTCGAAAGAACATTCTCTCTTGTTTACCGTAGTCATACGGTTATCTGTCAGTATATTGCGTTCTTTTCGCTCTTGCTTTTCCATACAGAGAACAAGATAATTACCTAAAATTTCAAGATACGCGGGACTAATATCCGGCGTTTCCGCAATTATCTTTTCAACTAGCGCTTTACGCTCTTCTGGAGACTCTAGAGTATAATCTAATTTAATCACACTTGTCATCTCCTTTATGCTTATATAATAACAAAAAAAAACTGGTGTGTCAAATCTGTTTGACCAAATTAAATTATTTTGTTATAATAATAATAGAAAAATAATAAAGGAAGTATTTCTTATGAACTTTCGCGATATTCCAGCTGAAGCGTTTCCCAAAGGCGCATAGTTCTATCATAATGTAACCGTAATAGTGGTTTCTGTGGCTGAAGATATATGGGACGAAGATTTTGACTCTATTTGGTATCTTGACTAGTTAACTGCACCAGAATCAAAAGCAATCCTATTCTTTAAAGAAGAAAGAGAAATTATCAACGATGCTGATGTAGATGTCTTTCATAATTGCGATGATGAACAAGAGTGCGATTGGTTACTAGACTATTATGAGAATTGCGTAGTCGAAGTAGACCCAGATGGAACAGTTTCATGGTATGAAGGAGAATTTTAATGAACCAGATTAACATAAAAGAATATTTTAAGGCAGAGAAGGAGAAATTGCGGCTGGCCGTTATTGAGCATGATTATGAGCCTCCTTCTCTCACGATTGTAGATGCCACAGATGGCGACGTCGGCAATCAGATTTATATTAAGAAGAAGATTGAAGATTTTGAATCTGTAGGCTGGCCTATAAAGATTATTAGACCGAAAGATAAGTTTGATTTACATTATCTATTAAGTTACGGCCTTGAGACAGATTGTGTAATTGTTCAAATGCCAACGGCAGAAAGATTTGATTTCGACATTGAAGATATTCCATCGTACTTTGATTGTGATGGCTTGACTAAGAACGCTCTTGTTCTTCCCGCCACTGTTCGAGGTATTATTGATTATCTTGATGATTGTGGTTTTGATTATACAGGTAAAACTGCTGTTGTTCTTGGCAGAAGCGATATCGTCGGTAAACCTATGGCAAAGGCTTTGCTAGATAGAGATATGACTGTTTCCATTTGTCACAGTAAAACGAACTATGGAGATAAAGAATATCTTCTTCACAACGCAGACCTAGTAATCTGTGCTACCGGACAATCGCAGTCTATTTATAGAGAACAATGCGAATCTGCTATTGTTGTTGATGTCGGAATTAGTCGACTTAATGGCAAGATCGTTGGAGATTTCGTAGAAGATGAAAATAACATCGTTGGAGAAGCTTGGTCTACTCCAGTTCCAGGTGGTGTTGGTCTATTGACAAGATTGGGGCTGATGAAAAATTGTCTAGATCTCAAAGTATTATAATTGGTAATATAGGAGCAACTATTTTAGACCTAGAAACAGAATTTGAACGAGCGAAAATTATGAGATATCCTCTTGGTGATTGGTTGCATAATAAAATTTCTCGTCAAGAGTATAAAGAAAAAATGGCTATTTATCGAGATAAACAATCTCAATATGTAGCCAAAAGGCTCTTTGGAATCTATGGATTTGAAATCGCTCAAAAGTATAAGCCAAATTATGTGCAAGATTTTATTCCCTGTATGGGAGCAGATGGACAATGCAATCTATGTTGCAAGAAGTTTGGAAAATGCCAAGAATAAAAGTTTACACACTATATTTGAAAAATAGGGCAGAACCAATATCCAGTTCTGCCCAACATCATTTCATTCTAAGGAGGCCGCAATAAAATGGAAAAGCATTTCAAGCAGTTGATTATCGCAAGACGTGATTTGAATATGTCACTTGGTAAGTTAGCTGCGCAAGTATCTCATGCATCTTCTGCTTTCCTCATTGAGATGATTAGAGATTCTTGGCCAGAGAAAGCGCAAGGTTTTTATCAAGTAAATTATAGACTGGACGAAGATATTTATGACAACTGGATCAACGACGGAGTAACCAAGGTAGTATGTGGCGCCCGCAATAGAGGAAAATTAGAAAAAGCCATTGAGAAAGCTAAAGAATTAGGCATGATTGAAGGTGTAGATTACTTTCCTATTGTTGATGCTTGCAGAACTGAGTTGATTCCAGAGTCCCCGCAGGGGACTTTGACGTGTGTAGGATTTAGACCTATGGAGGCAGAGAAGATTGATGAAATTGGGAAAGATTTTCATTTGTATTAACATCTTAGTTCTTTCTCTTTTGATGTTGACTGGGTGCACGGAGAAATGGCCTAGAATTATTTATCAAAATACTGATTATAGATTTGACGAGCATAATCGCACTATTGTTTTGGATGATGGCTATGTATTAGATGGTGGCCATAGCTATGATATTGTGGAAACCGAGGATGGTTATGACCTTATTCTTCATTTTGTGGAGGAACAGCCATGAAAAGAATTATTAAAAATAACTATTAGCCAAATAGTGTGCGTGTGATTTGCCCTATTTGCAAGAGTGTATTTGAATTTAACCCGGAGTTTGACTTAGAGGCAGAAGAATTTTCGGTATATAGGAATGGAGAGGTTTATATCGAACGATAGATTAGCTGCCCATGTTGCACGAGGATGCTTAGGATAGAGGGTACGTATCCTTATCATATAAGAGAATCGTAATCTGAAATCAAAAATGGTTTTCGAGATTTTTATGGCGTGGGAGAACGAGTTTGTGAAAATTTTCACGCTTTTTCCCGAAATACACGCCCCCGTACTGTCGCACTTCACCACGCTAAAGCACTACAGTTGAACACCCACCCCTACTTTAGTTGGCTAAAGCGTCTGTCGCTATTATTATGTATCGCGCGCGCGTAAAGAGGAATTGGTCAAAATGCACAACCGGATCGGCACTCACTTGTACAAATTGACGAAACGCAAAAACTTGCAAAAAAGTTGTTGACAAGCAAGCACGGCTATGCTATTCTACACTTGCAAGGCGGGAAACACAAAACCACTTGCAAAAGAACCTTGAAAAAAATCAAAAAAAAGTCTTGACAAGCAAGACAGCTTGTGCTACAATGTAGTCACAAGGCAAGGGAAACACAAAAACAGTCAATCAAAAGAAAGTGAGTGTATCAAAATGACAAAAGTAGAAATGGCTCGTACTCTCCAGCGTATCCGCAAGGTGCAGAACGACATGGACGCCCTCAAACGTGAGTTGGACGAACTCAAAGACACCGTAAAGGCGGAGATGGTAGCGACTGGCGAACACAAGGTAGAGGCTGGCGGCTGTATCGCCACCTATCAGGAAGTCACCAGCAACCGCTTTAATAGCTCTGCGCTAAAGGCAGAGGACAAGGCTACCTATGACAAGTATGTGGTAGCCAGCACCACCGCAAGACTGACGGTAAAGTAACAACAACCATCATAGAGCCGCTCGTGAGAGCGGGCGGCTCTAACCTTAGAACAAAAGAAAGAGGTATTATTATGGAGTTCATCAAGTATTTCACTAACCCGCAGTTCGATAACGCCAAGTTCGCAGATATGCTGCGCCTAAAAATGAATGTGCGTGCCAAGGCAGTAGAGGATGGTGTCATCCTTGACCGTGATGCTTTTAACGCTATGAGTGCCGCTCTCATGCCTAACTGGGCATGGCTGAATAAGCAGAGTATCAATAGTCCTCTGCATACCAGACCCGCAGAACCTGCGGAGTGGCCAGAGCTGGCCCATGCCTATCGCTACTTGCTTGCCATAGTGTTCGATGACAAGGACGCTTGCCAGCTTGAGCAGGCAGACGGGCTTGAATACATCAGCGAACAGGCAGACATGGTTGCTGGCTATTGGCGTAAAGAGGACGGCTTCTATGGTGTGGCTGTCATTGATAACGACACTGGCGAAATCATGCACATGGCAGACTAAGACATAACGGGCGCTCTGCGGGAGCGTGGAGCGCCCAACCCGCAAACAAAAGAAGGGAGTATTATTATGACTTATAACGAATTTCTGAGCCGCTTCTGCGGTTGCCACGAGGATGAGGTCGGCAATCGACCCTGTGATAACGGCTGTATGTGCGACAAGTGCATGACGCCAGAGCTTGAGAAACTGTGGAAAGAGGTGCGGGATAATGCGTAAAGTAGCAAAGGTGACGCTATACAGCGTATGTCTGGCAGTCCTGTTGTGGTTTTTCCTCTCATGGCTTGACATAGTGGCGGATAACTGCGAACCTAATCCGCACCACAGTCCGTATAATGTCTTTGTCCTTATGACGCAACAAGAGGAAAAGACAGAAGAGCCTACCGCAATAGAGGGAACTTGCGGAAGCCCGCTTACCGATCAGACAAGGCTGGCAACCGCAATCATAACCAACATTGACGGTAACACGCTTACTCTTGTTACGCTTGAGGATGGCGAGGAATGGACAGTCGAAGTCGGATATGGCGAGAACTTCTCAACAGATGACTACCTGTGCGTATTCTTCGATAACATGGGAACTGACTCAATCTATGATGACGAGGTTGCCAAACTCTGGAAAGAGGTCTGGTAAATATAGGGTGGAGAAATCCACCCTATATTTTTGTGCATTTTCCATAAAGACATTTTCGCCGGCGCGCTGGCGACCGCGGCGCGCCGAGTTTTGCGTTTGTGCAAGTTGCACAAATTTGGAAGTGAAATTTTGGTATAGGCAAGTTGCACAATCAATCCCGAAATCTTTGTGCAATTTGACAGTTGACAATCCCTTGTGCCTGTGGTACAATGGTATCATCAAAAGAAAGGAAGTGCTCCAACATGGCTAATCGCATTGGATTTACTGACACCCTCACTGGCAAGGAGACTGTTTGCGGGACTTGGGCAAAAACGACTCTCGCAGTTATTCAGCTTTCCGTTTCACATAATGACTGGACGAGATTTCTTCCATTCTGTAATGGCTGGAATCTTGACTACCCGGAGAAAGACGAATGTCCGATTGAGTATCGGGCAAGAATGATTGACATGGCTATCGGCCTTCAGCTCATTTGAGCTGAAGGCCCCGGAGAAAGGATTTGAGATTATGTTACCGAGAAGACATTGCGCATACGACATTACCACCGGCGAAATCCTCTGCTGTGACCGCGGAAATCACCTCAAGCGTTCGGTTGCCCTGACTAAGAGAGTCAATAAGGAAATGTTTGGAGCTGCCGGACAGTGGCGGTTCTGCCACGACTTCGGCAAGAAGTGGATTGAGAAAGGAGCGCCTACCAGATGAAAAACTACCTGTTCTATGATGAAGAAACCGGTGAGCACTTCTTCGTTCAAGAAGTCAACTTGTGGAAAGCTAACCAGACAGCGCATCTTTTCTTTCAGCGTCCCTTTTACAAGTGTTCCATGAGTGACGCAGAGGCTGAGATGTACGGATACGATACCTACTAAATAAAGGAACTGCGGGAAGGGCGTTCCAAAGCGCCCTTCCCCAAGACGAAAGGAGTTGCAAATCATGAGCATTGAACGTCTCCCGCATAAATATCCGATTGGATGCACAGTCCGCATCGGATGGCGGATAGGTACAATTCTCTTTCGGATTGGCTTATACCATCTAATCATTTGGGAAAAGAAAGAGCCGACTTTCTAAGCCGGCTCTTTTTTGATTTTTGGGAAAAATTTTGTTATAATAATTATAGAAAAAATGAGAAAGGAGAATTTTTTAATGACGCTAGAAGTGCTGGCTGTCATTTTGGAGTTCTGCATGAACCAAGATTCTTGCAAGAATTGCCCAATGGCCCAGTTCTGTTAGAAAATGCCATGTGAATGGTAATCTAATTCTTTTCGGCAAAATGCCGCGGCTCCCGTCTGGAGTCGAATTTTCGCACAGGCTAGGTCACTAGAAATAAAAAAGCAAAATGGCTGAATCTACTTACTCTAGAAAATTGGACGCAATGGGAAGAATTATGATTCCTGTTCGGCTTCGTGATCAGCTCGGACTTATTACAGGCCGAGAGTATTCATTTGAAGTTCGTTAGATCGACGGCCGCAATTACATTTGTATTGATTGTGGTTTGAATACTGAATTAGAAGAAGCTATGAAACTTGTCCAAAATGCTGGACTAAAAATTGTTCAAAATGACGATTGACAAACCATGCTTTCTATGGTATACTTAAACCATCAAAAGAAAGAAGGTTTGATGTTATGTATGAGTTTGAAGTCTTGTTAAAGAATGGCGAGCACACTTTCATTTGGGGTTACAGCTTTGATGACGCCAAACGCCGCAATCCAAAAACGGCGAACGAAATCGAAACCATTTTATTCCAAGAATACATTGATTAAAGAAATGACCTCCCGAAATCCGGGAGGCTTTTCTAATGCCCCGGCTGGCCGTGCGCGAACGCCGCGGCCAGTTTTTCGTGTCAATAGGCAATTTGCACAATTTTCCATACGCATTTTTGGTGAATTTGACGAAAGAAATTTTCCCAAAATCCCTTGACTTCCTATGTAGGCTGTGGTATACTTGTATCATCAAAAGAGAGGAGCGAACACATGATGGTTTCAATCATTATTCTAACCGCCCTGTTGTCTTTCCAATTTGTTTCTGCTATTGAGCGGGATTGCATGGGGCTGGGGCTTATGTTTGGCGTTGAGATTATTCTTTTCGCTTATATCGCAAAAAATTTCATTTAAGGGGTTGACAAACTCCACCAAGTATGCTATACTAACAGTGTAATCAAGGTTGACTACCTGAACAGTCAGAAAGGAAGTTATATTATGAGAGTTACTAAGACTATCCGGGAGTTTATCGAAAAGGAAGTTTCTAACCGTCTGGACGCCAAGTATACGGCGGAGAAAGAGGAAGCCGATTTCCAGACCAAGGTGGAGCAGGACGTGTGGGAAGCGGCTATGGACGCCGCACAGAAAGCCTATGACGAGTATATGGCGGGCGCCTTTGCTCAGTACGGTTTCCTCAAGGACTTGCATACCGATAAGGACCGCCGCTGTGTCGAACTCCGCAAGCACATGGCATTCACTATCAAGGACAAACAGAGCTACAACGGCGTCCAGTGTTGGCGCAGACGTAAGGACGATGAAGCAAAGTCTATCGTCAATGACATTATCGTGGAACTGGAACTCGGCGGCGATAAGGCAACCCTTATGGCTATGCTGGATAAGGTTGGGGAAGTGTAAGACTTCCCCGACAAGAAAAAGAAAGGATTTGATAAAATGAAAGCTACTGGTATCGTTCGCCGCATTGATGACCTCGGTCGTGTGGTCATCCCCAAGGAAATCCGTCGTACTCTTGCTATTCGAGAGGGTGACCCGCTGGAAATCTATACCACAGACGGCGGCGTTCTTTTCCGCAAGTACGAACAGTCCACTGAAACCAAGGCGGCTACCGCTCAGAAGTGGCTTGAAGATAACGCGCTCCCCATGCGTGCCACATCCGCTAAGTTCAGCATCGAGAACAAAACCACCACTTGCGAGGTGGTCAGCAATAACAGCCGTCGGACTGGAACGGCAACCGCTACGGCAGAAGATACTTTTATCCCCGCTGTCGGTATGGTTATCGCCTTTTGTCGAGCCACTGGCAGAACTGTTCCGCAGGAACTGCTTGAGGACTAAAAAAAATAGCATAAAGGGCTTGACAAAACAAGCCCTTTATGCTATAATAAAATCATCAAATGAAAAGGGAGTTATAAAGATGGATTTGAACACTGATTTTAGCTATATGACCAATGAAGAACTGGACGAACTTATTTCCCGGATAAAAGAAACAAAGGAACGGCGCTCAGAAAGCCGAAAGGCTGATCTCTGGAATAATGTCAGGCGAGCCGTGAATAACTATATCATGGATTTTGGCATGATTGAGCTTTTTACCGAGGACCACAGTTTTATGCTGGACGCTGATTCTTTCAGCATCCCCGGCGAAATCAATTCTTTGGATTAAAATAAAAAAAACTACCCAATTTTGGGTAGTTTTTTTGTCTATTTTGCCCATTGACAATTCCAAAGCTTTGTGATATAATTGGGCGGCGCGTTGTGGGCCACCATGCGCCGAGTTTACACAAGAGTATTATTACACAAATTTTTCGTTGCATTTTTGTGCAAATTGCCAGCTTGACTTTCTCCCGAAACGGTGGTACAATGAGTACAACAAAAGAAAAGAGGTAAGCACCATGAAAAAGAAAACTTACTGCTATGAGAACCGCACTTTTGAGGTCGAAGTCTATAATGAATGCTGCGGTTGTCTACTAAGTGTCTATGTAAATGAAGTTATCCGCCCTAATCGCAAGTTCTTTGGTCGCACTAAGCAGTTCTATACAGACTATGTTATTCTTGACCAGTATTCTTCTATTGATGAAGCTGTTAAATCAGTTATCGCAGAGGGGCTGAAAGTAGAAGAACAGACTAAGCAAGTTAATAAGAAGTGGGAAGAATGGAGCAAAGAAACTAATTAAAATTGCCTATTGACATTTTGGCAATTTTATATTATAATAATTATAGAAAGTGAGGGAGAAAGAAATGAACTTATTGATTATCTTCATTTTGCTTTCGATTGTAAATGTTATCTTCTCCACAATCAAGAGCATTGTAACTATTAAATCCGGTCCATGGGTTGCAAGCATTGTTTCCGCTCTGTACTATGGCTATTACAACATTGTATTGATTTACACTGTTGCAGATTTTCCCTTGTGGCAGAAAGTCGTGGTAACTGCGGGCTGTAACCTTGTTGGCGTTTTCATCGTGAAGTATGGAGAAGTTAAAGCAAGAAAAGACAAGCTGTGGAAAGTGGAATTGACCGTTCCAACCAAGTACAAAGACGCCATTGATGAATTGGGTGTTCCCCATTCCTATATTGAATTAAGCGACAAGCACACCCTTTTCAATTTCTACTGCGCTACACAGACCGAAAGCGCAAAAGTCAAAGCTATTGCCAACCAGTACGAAGCAAAATATTTTGTTGCGGAAAGCAAAAATCTTTAAGAAAAGGGTTGACAAACAACAAGGTTTGTGATATACTTTAGGTACACTAAAAGAAAGGACTGAATAGAATGAAAGTTAAAGTTGTTATTACAAAAGAGCAAGAAATGGAAATTGAAAATTCCGCATCTCTTGCTGTACTCCATAAGTGGTGGAAAACACATCCTGTAACAGATTGGAAAGACTGTCCAAACGAGTTAGTTGAAAAGGCAATTAAAGAAGTCGAAGAAGCTACTGGACTGCCTTTTGGGTGCGATGATGTTCCCGAAACTATCAGCGCAGTTCTTACTGGAAATAATGATGCCATTTTAGAATGGTAAATCAGAATTTCTAAAAAGGTATTGACAAGATGAAAGTCTTGTGATACAATATAATTGTCAAGAGGAGAGAAGCGTTGTACACTTGCTTGTCGAGATAAGACTTCTCACAAAAATTTATAAAACCTCTTGACAAACCCCTAAAACTATGATACAATAAAATTGTTCCAAGGGAACAAAAAAAACACGGAAAGAGGTACTTAGTTATGATGACCGAAAAGAACAAAATGGAATGCGATGACCTGCTGAAAACCCATGAGATGACACAGAAGCTCCTCGATGCCAATACTGCGGACGCCGCTATGCTGGCAACCCTTGTCCAGATGGCCCGCGGAGGAAAAGACGAGATGGCGATGTATATGCTTCACAATCTCAAGCCCTACGCCATTGAAATCGCAGAGGGCGGCAAGAAAAAGAGCGAGCCGGAAATCAACATTGACGCACTGCTTAGCGCCCTGTTCGGCTAAACAATAGAAACTCGGTGGAGAAATCCACCGAGTTTTTTTGTGCAATTTTCACAAATCCTTCTTGGCGGTCCGCGCACGCTCGGCGCGGACCGAGTTTTTGTCAATATACAAGTTGCACAAATTTCTCGATCAATCTTTGTGCAATCTGACGATTGACAGCTTTCCCGAAAAGTGCTATACTGTTTACAGAAGTTAAGAGAAACGCCCCTTGAACCTTGAAAAAAAGATTTTGAAAAATCGAAAAAAACTCTTGACAGCAAGCGCAAAGTGTGCTATACTAAGTACAGAAGTTGAGGGAACGATGGTAAACCTCAATCAATAGAAAGGATTTGACAAGATGGAAAGAATTGACAAGCGCAAACACTATGTTTTGGTGGTTGATACCGAAACCGCCAATACTATCCAAGATGGCGATAGTCTGGATATGTCCAATGTCCTTGTATATGACTGCGGTTGGGCTGTTGTAGATACCAAGGGCAATATCTACGAAACCGCAAGTTATGTCAATCGTGACATTTTCTGCGAGGAACGCGACCTTATGCGGACAGCTTACTATAACTGGAAAATCCCCCGCTATGTCGAGGAACTGCGGGCAGGTAGCCGGAAAATGGCAACTACCTACGAAATCCGCAAGGCTATGCTGGACACTATCGAGAAGTGGGGCATTAAAGAGGTAGCCGCTCATAACGCCCGCTTTGACTATAACGCTTTGAATATAACACAGCGTTACACCACCGCAAGCCGTTTCCGGTACTGGTTTCCATTCGACAGCGTGGAAATCTGGGATACCATGAAAATGGCACAAGATGTTATCTGCAAAATGCCCACCTATAAGGCGTTCTGTCAAGAGAACGGCTATGTGCTGAAAAATGGTGCTTGCCGCAAGACCGCCGAAATCCTGTGGCGCTTTATCTCCGGCAACAACGAGTTTGAAGAAAGCCACACCGGGCTGGAAGATGTGCTGATTGAAGCGGAGATTATGTTCTATTGCTTCCGACAGCATAAGCCCATGCGGAAAGCCCTCTTTGAGAACAAGAGAGAATATCCGCCTATAACTGACTTTCAGCGAGAGTTTTCCGCAAGTCTGCGAGAAATGCCGGTAATTAGGTTCGGGGAGATTTAATCTCCCCAACCTTGAAAAAAGGGGTTGACAAATGAAAAGCAATCTGCTATAATGAATATATCAAAAGAAAGGACGTGGCCCAATGAAAATGATTTGCTTCGATATGGACGGCACGATCGCTGACCTGTACGCCGTTCCTAACTGGTTAGATAAACTGCGGGCAGAGGATGCAAGCCCCTATGCAGAAGCCGCTCCCATGTGGGATATGAAAGCTCTGCGAGAAGTCCTCTTGAAGCTGATTGATAAGGGATATGAAATCCGCATTATCAGTTGGTTGAGTAAGGACAGCACCGAGGAATATAAAACCGCCGTCCGCAAGGCAAAAAGAGAGTGGCTTGAGAAGTATAATTTCCCTGCTGATAAATGCCACTTTATCGCCTATGGTAGAACTAAGGCTGACTGTATCCGCCGCGTTGCAGATGCTCCCGCAGTTCTGATTGACGATAACAAAAAGGTGCGGGACGGGTGGCATTTGGGCGAGTCAATCGACCCCACAAAGGTAAATCTGCTTGAAGTCCTTTCCGCTCTTGATTGAGCGGAAAGGCAGAAAGGGAAAAAGAATGAAAAAGACCGTATGGTTTGAATTTATGAACGCCGACAGCAAAGCCGCCGCGATTGAAGTTATCAAGCGCATGGGGTGGGATATTGACGCCGAACATTTGACAGAGGACGGCGGACATTCGGTCACATTCCCAGACAAGGACGAAAATCTGTTTGAATTTTTGGATATGTGCTGGATCTAAGAGGGGCGTTGCCCCTCTTTTTTCGTCAAAATGCACAATGCCCTCTTCGACGGCCCGCTGACGCACGCAGCGGGCCGAATTTTCATTATACACCATCGCCAGCAAAAAGTCAATCGGCAAACTGCACAAAAAATCATGCCTCGGATCTCCCGAAATTGTGCAACTTTTCAGCAAAAAGTTCTTGACTTCCGGGGCCGGTGGTGGTATACTGTTTACAGAAGTTAAGAGAGGACGCCGAAAGGCTCCAAAAAGATTTTGAAAAAAATCGAAAAAACCTCTTGACAAACTCCGCAAGGCATGATATAATAGGTACAGAAGTTAAGGGAAAGCGGTTCTTGAAACGGCGAAAAGCGACAGTCAAGAAACTTCCGAAAAACTTCAAAAAACCTCTTGACAAGCCAAGCGAAAAGTGCTATAATGAAAGCACAAGGAAACCCAATGAACCTTGAAAAGTCAATATCTTTCTTCGGTATCAAACTTCCGAAAGTTTGAAAAGAAGTTCAAAAAACCTCTTGACAAACCGCCGAAAGTATGATATAATAAAATCACAAAAGGACAAGGACAGTCCTAAACACCAGAAAGGATTTGAACATGGAAAAGACCAACAAGACCCGTATCACCAAGGCTATGCGTTTCGAGGACATTAAGGCTATGCTGAACGGTCAGCCCGTGACCTACGGCACGACCACCGAGGACGCCGTGGACTTCATCGAGCATGAGGTGGCTCTGCTCGCCAAGAAGAATAGCGGTGAGAACAAGAAGCAGACCAAGACCCAGCAGGAGAACGAGGGCTATAAGGTGCTCATCCTGGAGTTCCTCGCCACCCTGTCTGATACTTCGGCTGGTGTGACCTGCACCGAGATTATCAAGGGCGTGGCGGAGTTCGAGGGCTTCAGCACTCAGAAGATTTCCCCTCTGGTGCGTCAGCTCATGGCGGCTGATAAGGTCATTAAGACCGAGGTCAAGGGCAAGGCTCTGTTCCGTCTGGCCTAACCCCATAGGGGAGAGGGGTAAAACCCTCTCCCCGCCAAAAGAAAGGAAGTGGTTATTATCGCCCAGCGAGTAACAGACGCTGAACGCCTTGAGCGTATCAAGCGAGTGTTTCCAGACGAGAAAGAAGCGCAAGATATTCTCGCCTATGATAAGGCAGTAGAAGCAGGCGAAAAAACGGAATATGACCTGCCGCCGGATAAGCTGAAAGCCGCACAAAAGTATGCCCATGCAGGAACGCGGAAAGCGCCCACGGCGTACAAGTTCACCAAGCGAGAACGCAAGCCTAATGCAACTAAGGGGGGCATTATTGCGGAGCTTGCGGAGTTCATGGAACACAACAGTAACTTTGATGTTTCTAACCTTGCTATCACGAACAAGGAAAGACAGATTTCCTTTATGGTAGGCGGTGAAACTTTCGAGTTGACGCTTGTGCAAAAGCGCAAGCCGAAAAGCTAATAAGGATAGGGGCGGATAACCCCTATCCGCCCTTCCAGAAAGAGGGGAAAGCATACGACAAAGCGACCTAAAGAGTTTTTATATGTCGGTCATTATATCGACAGGGACGGCAATTTTATTCTCAAGGTAGGCACTACAAATGACCTTGAGCGCCGCCGTAAAGAGCATAACCGCAACTATAAGAAAAGCCCCAACTACACCATGCCGCCGGGCGGTGAGTTCGTCTATGACTTTTCGCTTCCTCTTTCCAAGTATAACACCTTGAGATATGAGGATAAAACCCGCCAAAGGTGGCAGGACGAGGGCATAGGCGAGTTTGTCAGAAATGACAGATTTTATTGCAAAAAGAAACCCAAAACCGTCAAAGTGACGATACGCAAAACCTACGAAATCCCGCTCGATTGAGCGGGATTTTTTGTGCATTTTTCACAAAGACATTTTCACCAAAAATCAAATGAGATTTTTATATAAATTGCCTATTGACAACCGGACGGAAATGTGGTATAATGGCGGGCCGGTCGCGGGCGACTCGGCCCGAGTTTTACCGATCGGAAGCATATGCAAAATTTTTGTTCAATCTAGCCAACTTTCATATGGCTTCTCATTTTCCCGAAACTTGGCTCTCTAGTCCAATTTTATTTTCAAACCACCATTGACTCATATTTCTAATTTCATTTGGCATATAGCCCACTCCACTTCCGTGTAGCTAACAAAATTTTAGTTGCTCATAGCGAACCTCCTGCGTTGCCGATCGGGTCCAGTTTTTCATATCAAAACAAGAGGAAAGATAATAAGAGCGGAGATCCAGTTAATCCGATCGGGCCCGCAATTAGAAGACTCTTTTCCAATTCTATTTCCTCTTGATTTTTATAATAAAATATGTTATTATATTAAAAAAAGATATAAAAACGCCTCGGTTCTAGCTTAAAATCACTAAAAACGAGATAAAATAACGCAAAAATCTAAGCTTTTTGACTTAAAAATTAAGAAAACGCACTTTAAATCCATCAAGTAATCATATTTCCTACTTCAAATTCTCTGTAGCCAACTACATAAATGCTATTACCTAGCAAAAATCCATACCGGAGAGAAAATTTTTGGACTAATTTCCGATCGGGTTGGCATATATTAAAAAATATTATATAATATATATAGAAATTAAGAAAGGAATTGGTTCTTCCCGTAGAAGAACTATGGTGATAAAACATGGATTTTGAAGCTATGATTCGAGATGCCCAGAAGAATGGACTGACTATTGATGACATCGCAAAGATGTTCTCTAAGACTCTTAACGCGGTCCAGCAGGAGGATCAAAAGAAGAAGGCAATTAAGGATGCTCGTACTGAACTGATTGAGCATATGAAGGATCAGTTCGAGACCGCTGTTTCTAAGGGACACCTTGATTGCACTGACGCGGCTGCCCTGTATACTCTTACTATGGCAGAAAAGTATCCCGATTGGACTGCTGAAAATATCAAGGATTATTTCCAGATCATTAAGCTGAACGCGGAGACTACCGCGACCATGGTCGGCAAGGAACCAGATGAGCTTCTCCAGGCTCTCCTGGACAAGGTTGATAATCTCTTTGATGCCGTTCCTAAGAGCAAAGATAAGAGTGACAATGAGAAGATTGCTGATTTCCTGCGGGAGATCGGTCTGTAAGAATCAAGAGCAAGAATAAGAGAGGGTTAATACCCTCTCTTTTTTTATATATATAAATTGCGGGAGCCAGGGTAGCGATCTCGGTGACGGGAATTAAGGAAGGGTTACCTAGGCCCGATCGGCACGCCACTTTCCTATTTTTAGTCAACTCTCTTATTTTAGCTGCTTTCACCTTATTTTCCCACGTCTCTTTTTAATTCTATCTCTATAGTTCCTTTTAACGCTGTGCAATTTTAAGAGCCTCTCTCATATCGTCCCATCTTACTAGATACTACTCCCTAGCAAAGTCTATAAAATGTTCCTCTAACCAAGCTACTTCTTCTTCTGTAAGAGATTTTGGATCGAAAATCTCCTAACCTTCCTAATTCATTTTTCTTCCTCCCATCCACCGTCTATCTTGCGAACTCCGTCCCTTAAGAGAATAAAAAGCTTCCTATCTCCTACGTGGAAACCCCTTACTAAATTACCACTATGTAATGTTCTTTTAGGTTCCATAATCTTCCTCCTTCTTATTTGCGCGACCGAAAGAGATTAAAATCTCGGAGAGCGAAGCTCGGAGAGATTTTAATCTCGTCCCGTTTGGCGAAGCCAAACTATATATTAATACGGTATCTAAAAAACGGACAACTATCAGAAATTTTTGGACAACTCACCTTAGTTTCACAGATCGGGCAGACGATCTACAACCCAATCAATTTGTATATTTGTTTTCTTTTCTTCGGTCTATACATACTAAAAATCAAGCAGCTATAATCGTTTCAAAATCTCTAATGAGTCCATCACTATTGCATTATTAGAAGTTGTTGTTGTTGCTACCCCTATATACTCTTTCATCTATGCTACTGTAACCAGATATGGTTTCTCGTCCGCTGCTTTAAATCTACCAAATAAATACTAATAAATATCTATTACGTGCGGGCGCAATACATTAGTCAGAATCGATAAAGTCTTATATTGTAGAATATTCGCGCTTTCTTTATCAAACACAATTATCTTATAATATTTCTCATCTTCTACTAGAAAACCCTATTCTACTAACCAATGGAAATATTTAGCAATCGTCTTTCGCCCCATGACTTTATTACCTTGACTGTCTGTCATCTCTCGTTCAATATTAGTAAACTAGCACTTCTTCTTCTCGATCTATCTATCTTGACTGTGTAGCGTAACCCGCTCAGAATTGCATTGAATCCAAGCAAATAATAAATCACAATAACTCTTATTACTCGTGATGTCCTTGCGGCATGGCATCTATCGAGTATCAATGGTTTTTACCATAAAGAAACTCCTCTCTTTACTGTTCTCATAATAACATAAAAATTCAGTTAAATCAATTAATTGATCCCAACCAGAAAGTTTTGTCCAACTTATTAGAAAAAGTTGGACAACACAATAGAAAATTTTGGACACATCATTAGAAATTTTCGGACAACTCATTAGAAAAAAACGGACAAATATATCATTAAGACCAATGTCCTAAATTTTAGTGCGGGATGGCAATTTTATCCCCAGTTTTTCTGCCAACCCGCATACTCTTTCGTCTTATCCTCGTATCTTTCGTAATAATACCAACCTTACCGCCCTATTAGAAATTATTATAATTATATGTTATTATATTTATATAAGAAAGGAGAGGAGAAAAGAAATGGTAAATACGCTTGAACTTCACGGCATTGAGACTTACTCGCCAGAGATTCAAACCTTCTTACGAGAGATCGAGAAGTCTTTCTTGCAGGTGCTCAATAACTGCGTTCCCGCAGATCAGCAAGAGAAAGAAGCTGTCCAGTTGCGGGATACGGTAGAGGGCATCGGCAACTGTCTCGAAATGCATTGCGCTCCCGGCGGAGTGTTTAACTGTTTTTCTTGCGGAGCTTTCAAGGAAGCTTATCATGCTTCTGACTCTATCGTGGTAAAGTTCTGCTCAACTGACAACGAAACTAAGAGAGAGCAGGCTCTTCTCGCCGCAGCGGAGGAAGCTAATATTCTGGAGCTGTTCGTGCCTACATTTTTCCATCAGCTCCCTGTCAATCTGCCTGTCACTCAACTCGATGATACAAATTCTTCTCGATATACCTATGACTCCCACTATCATACATGGCGCCAGAACCCCGATATTGAAGCCTTCGAGTTAAATTATCTGGAGATTCAACCTATTGTTGTCCCTGCTTCTCATGTTGCTTATGAGAATATTGGCTGGGACGAACAAGGCGAGGTCATTCCGGGTATCTCCATGACTGTCGTGCGGCGTATTCCTACGCGTAATCTCACTTGGCTAAAGTCTATCGTCGAGAATTATAGCAAGGAGTTCTTCGAAAAGTTCGCTATCTTCTGTGACGATTGGCATATTTGGGATCTGCATGAAGATAACATTGGGTTCTTGCGGACGCCCGAGGTCGAACTCCCTATCATCCTTGATTGGATGAGCGACTAAACAAAAGGAAGTGATACATTTGGCTGAAAATTTTTGTTATAATCAAAATGGAATCAATCACATCTTAGAACAATTTGGAGATGCCATTAGTAACAAACAATACAAAAACCGAATCCCTTATGACATCTATCGAAAAATTAAAAATGGCTGTCAACTCATTTTTATCTCATTTGATAGCGGCGATGTCCTCGTAAAAAATGATTCTACAACTCTTTTCCATACCTCGTATAAAGATAATGGCTTCGGTCAGTTCTTTTACGATAATTATGTTTCTACCACCGAGATGGTTGAAACTAAAACCAATATTAAGGAGAATGATACTATGAAAATGCCTACCATGAATTTCGATTTTGGTCCCTTTACTGAGCCTGGCGTTGTAGCTTTGAGTCCCTATGGCATCGCTGTCCGCAGCTCTAAGGGCAAATATCTCACTTACAACGCAGCAACCGGCGCGACTGTCGATGTTACCGGCTTCACTTTCGACTTCCAGAAGATGATTTACAAGATGCCTGCGGCTATCAAAGACCTGCGGGCTGGCGATATAGTGCTGCATCGTGGCAAGCCTATGTATGTCCAGTCTGTTGAGGAAAATGGTATCCACTGCATCGACATTCTGAACTCTGAGGCTAAGGTTGTTGTGCCTGTGACCAATATGTTCGGCTTCAATTTCGTAACCAAGGTTGTCTCCCTCATGAACTTCAATGCCGCACAGCCCTCTGCGGAGAATCCCTTTGGCAACTTGATGCCGTTTATGATGATGTCCTCTGTCATGGGCGATGATTCTGACAACGACTTCAGCAAGATGATGATGATGTCCATGATGATGGGCGGCTCCAATCCGTTCACTGCCATGTTCACTCCGCAGGATAAGTAAGGAGGAAAATATGCTATTCTTTATCTTTATCGCTCTATTCGCAATAAGTGTATTAGCTATTATACACACAGATGAAATGAGCGGTTGGCATCTTCTCGCGACTATCGCGGTTGCCCTTACCCTTATAGCATTACTCATAAGCACTATCGGATTAGCGTCTGTCTACATTGGCGCGGATGCCTCTGTCGCTAAATGGGAAACCCAATATGAGTCATTAACCTATCAATTAGAGAATAATCTCTATGATAATGATAACGACATTGGTAAAAAAGAACTAATGGATGAAATCCGTGAGTGGAACGGAAATTTAGCATATTGCAAGAAAATCCAGCGTAACTTTTGGGTGGGCATTTACTATCCAAATGTATACGACAACCTTGAGTTTATCCCTTTGCCTTAAAACTCTTAAAGCCTCTCTTTTGAGAGGCTTTATTTTTTTATATATTTATTGTATAATAAATATATAAAGATATGAGAAAGGAGAAGTTATGGAAAATAGTCATATATATGTTTCAGATAGCGACCGTCAATATATTCTTGCTAAGGATGATATTATCAAGATATCTAAATTATATGGTTCTCGTTTTATTATCATAACAAGTAAGATAACACCGGCTATAACTTTAGAATATAAAGATGCAAAAGCCGCAGAAGCTGTTTATGAAGATTTAATGCTTCAACTATGTAATCTACATACTTAAGGAGATAGAACTATGAAGACAGTATTCGCTTATGAAGTTGTTCTATATGATACTGACCAAGATAATTGCGGTCACTTCTTCATTACCTCTGGTCTGAGTTTTGCTGATAACTTTGGAGAAGCTGCCGCGATCTTAGAATCCACTTATGGAGAAATGCTCAAGAGTATCAAGAATCTTGAATTTATCCATGATGATCAAAATGTTATCACACTTCCTCGCGATATCATTCGTAACTATATTGATAGAGGAAAATTTGCCACTGAAATCCCTTGTAATAGCGAAGGTCAAGAATTAACGACTATGAATCAGGATGCAAGTAAGGCTAACGACAACTGGTAAGAAAGGATTGGTGCTGTTATATGAGAACTGCCGTCATTTCCGTGTCTCTCCATTCCAAAACCTTCGAGGATCGCTTTCCTATTGACTCTGAAACAAAAGAATATGAGATTGCGGACCGAGCATTCCAACTGGCTCTGATGTTTGTCCAAACAAGAGCAATCACTGAGCGTGGTCGCAAACCTTCGGGCTACGAGTTCGGTAAACTACTCGAAGAGACTGAGTACGATTATAAGATTGAGGAGGTTAAGGATAATGAAACTTGAGGACTACAAAGCTTGGTTGCTTCAGCATGGCGAAATTAAAGAGGAATATGAGCGCCCCTATAATCCTCAATGTGATCCGCCTGAGTATGAAAATGGCAGTTACTTTCTAAGTTATGACCTGATGTATGCGGGACGGCCCTATGCAGGCTTCGCAGTTGGCGATGTAACCGCCTTAGCTTGCTATAAGTATGTCTATGACGAATCCAAAGCCTATTTGGAAGAGAAATTGAAGTGTCTAATAAAAGAAGAGTAAATACCCGTAAGAGATTGATAGACTACCTCTATCAATCTCTTTGTATTTTTATAAAAAATATATTATAATATATATAGAAAGTGAGGGAGATAACAAATGAAAGCAAAAATGATGCCTACGGTTAGCTCTTATGACCTTGAAGAAGCAATTAAGCAGCAGTATGACTTGGATGTAGAGATTCCCACTCTGCTGTTCCCCGAAGATTTCATGAATGATTGCTTCAAGGAGTACGCCTACAAGAATACTCGTGAAGATGAATTCTGCGAGAGCGAGGAACTGTGTGTGCGGCAGTACCTGCGCGACGTGTTCCCGCAGTATGAGAGCATTCTCGTTAAGATTTCTTGGTAACTGAAAGGAGATAAGAGATATGGTAGCACCTAGCTTCAAAGATTTTCCCATCGTGAAAGAGCAGTATGTTAAGGGCGGCAAGTATTATGTCGATGTGAAAAACCCCAAGACTGGTACTGTTCGCTCCGTGCGTTGGTATACTGATGCAGAGTTTGCCAAGAACTACGGTAAGAAACTCGAAGATGGTGAAGACAAGGGCTGGGATGGTCTGAAGCACGCTCGTGGCTTCGATAAGGGGCCTATCCTTGTTATCCGCGGCGCTCGCTCCACCGATGAAGAGTGGCTGAAGCATTCCTGCGCTCGTTATGCTGTCGGTATTGGCTGGCACATCGTAAGCACGGATACTTTCCCCGAAGATGCTCCTAAGCATCTCAAATATCTCATTCTTGGATGGGACGAGTTCAGAAATGGCGACGATCGCCACATGAAGAAGCCTGCTGAACTAGCTGCGATCCTCGACAAGAAAGCAAAGAATAAGGAGTGGATCAACATCAATGCCTAAACCTACTATTATTCTCAATCTTATTGCCGCTATTCTATGGGGCTTTAACTGCGGCATTTCTGTCGATCGGCGTTATCGAGCTTCTGCGATTATCGAAGCTGGCTTTTGTATCTTCTTTGCTAGCATCGCCATTATCGGCATCACCACTATGTAAAGTAGATGCTAGCCGCAAGATAAAACTTGAAAAAATCTCAAAAATATTCTATAATATATATAGAAGTTAAGGGAAAGGAAAAACAAAGATACATTCCATTCCGCAAGGAAATGTTTGACGAACTCTTGACTTTTGAGAAATTTTTTCGTATAATAAATACATAAAATGATGAAAAGGAGAACCCTATTATGACTAACACTAAGAAGATTACCAAGCGCGAATGCTACAACACCCTGATGACCATGGTGGACCAGATTGAGTCCGAGGGTGTTACTTTCGAGAACGAAGACATGACCTGCGACGCTCTGCGCGAGTTCATTGCTCATGAGATTGAGCTTCTGGACAATAAGGCTGCGGCTGCTGCTAAGCGCGCTCAGGCTAAGCGTGATGAGGGCGATGCTCTCCGTGCTCGTATCCTTGATGTCATGTCCACTGAGAACTTCATGACTATCCCTGAGATTGTCAAGGCTATCGGCGACGAGGATGTGTCTGCTCAGATGGTGACTGCTCGTCTGACCCAGTGCGTAAAGGCTGAGCTGGCTGAAAAGGACAGCGTGTCTATCGAGGTTGCTGGCAAGGCAAAGAAGCTCTCTGGCTATCGTAAGCTGGCTTAATCGAATAGCTCATATTGGAAAGCTCGGTCATTCGACCGAGCTTTCTTTTTAAGCAAAAGAAGAAGAAACGAGGCCCGCAAGGGAATGAAACAACACAGCAAATAGCGTACACAATAATCAATACAATAATAGGAAACATGAGACTTCCAAACCTTTCTTTTAGTTTCTATATTTATTATAACAAAAACAATTAAAACTGTCAATCTAGTTGGCAATTTCATAGCTTGACAATTAAAGATTATTATGCTACTATAAATATAGAAGAAATGGAGGCTTAAACATGATTTTTAGCGTTAATTACCATTCACAATATAAGCAAGAGGCACAAGAGATTAGATGCCCTATCAACCAGCTAGGAACTATCTTTACCTTTATTAAAGATAATCCTGATAAGCGATACAACATCACAATGAAGAATAGCTCTTTCTCTGCAAAAGAACAAGAGCAGATTGATTTAATTAAAACTGTTACCGACAATTATACTATTAGTTGCGGCCAGCTAGACCAACTGCGAATGTTGCTTACTAAAGGTTATCATGCCTATTTGGCTTTCCCTGCGACAGATTGGGAGACATTTTCTGAACTTCAAGACCTTGGCGTATCAGATATTTATATCGACGGTCCGCTCGGTTTTCAGATGGATAAGATTGCCGCAGGTAAGAAAGAAACTAAAATCCGCGTATCTCCCACTTTATCCCCTAATAGTAGTTTAACAAGAGGAGAGGCTAACGACTTCTTTATCCGACCGGAAGACCTTAAACTTTATACTTCAATAGATGTAATTGATTTTAATGAGCCTGACAAGGATAAGGAAGATGTACTTTTTTCTATTTACAACAGAGGTACATTTAATTATAGCTTAAAAGATTTAATGGTCAACTTACCTTATGACATTAACAATCTTTTATTCAAAGAAGATTTCGCAACTCATAGACTTAATTGCGGACAGCGCTGTAAAGAGCCCGGTAGAACCTGCCATCTATGCTCTAATTACTTCACTGTGATTGAAGATTCACTCAAACTAATTGAAAAATCTAATTGATTTTCTTTTTTAATTATAATATAATATTATTATAAGATAAAAGAAAAGGAGTGTTTCTAATGTCTAAGTGGTCTGAGATTCTCCCTTAGGATGCTCTTTGCTTGGCAACTGAGCTTGAGGCTCATGCTCAAGAGGAGCGAGATAACGGCAAGATTTTGTATCCACCGCAGGAACAAATCTTTAGAGCATTACAGTTGACGACGCCTGAAGATGTGCGGGTTTGCCTTGTAGGGCAAGACCCATATCATACACCCGGTCAGGCTAATGGATTAGCTTTCTCGATCGCTCCCGGTAATCCTCTCCAACCTTCGTTGGTAAATATCTTCAAAGAACTGGAAGAGGATGTTGGTATTAAGCGACCAGAAAGTAGTGACTTGACTAAGTGGGCAGAAAATGGAGTTTTACTTCTAAATACCTCACTTACAGTTTATGAACATCAAGCTAATAGTTGTGTGCGGTGGGGATGGGATAGATTCACTAAGTCTGTTCTACAAGCCGCTACTAAGCTCCCGCAGCCAGTTGTATTCTTACTGTGGGGTTCTAACGCACAGGATTTATTGAAAGATTTAATTTCTTGCGCGGCAGTATATGAAGATGGCGGACATATTGTAAAAGAAAATCTAATTAAGAAAGCCTATGTGCTTTCCTCCCACCCAAGTCCTTTTAGTGCAACAAGACCATGTCGTGGGACGCCTGCTTTTCGAGGCAGCAAACCATTTTCAACAGCTAATAAGTTGCTAACGGACATGGGAGGGACACCGATTGACTGGAGCTTATAATCAAATTAAAGAGGAAGTCGAAGCAATTCTTGTCCATTCTCAAGACTTCCCATTCGATGTAGATGCTACAAAAATGATGGAGCAATGGGAAAAGGCAAAAGCTCCATTCATCAAGTTGTTTAAGGGCAAGACATATATCAGAAGCGCGGAACCTATTAAGGTTACTCTCTCCTCTGAGCAGCGATCCCGCAGGTTCAATGAGTTCATTTCTACTCTTGATGATAACGGTGTGTTAAGCGAGGATTTTGAGACTTTCCTTCGCGTAAACACCGATGGATTTTTCGAGAATAAAGTTGTTTTACCATATCCAACATACCATATCCCACAAGGAGCGAAGATACTTAAGTCTTTCAAGAAGTTTCTTCCCAATCAAGAGGTAACGAGATGGGCGCAGGATACAGCATCACGATATATCCAAGAAAATAAGATTGAAG